CACGTCGGCCCCCTATGCGGGCTGGCGTGCTCCCGACCCGCTGGCGATGGCCCCGGCCACGGAGGAGTGCCCCGTGATCGCGTGCTGGTTGCGGAACGGCTCCTGCGAGCCGAACTCGAACGACTCGATGGCGTCACGCTCGCGCGCGTTCGCCACGGACCCCGCTACGCGGTTCACGCCGATGCCCTCGGCGTAGTCCGCGATCTGCTCGGCCTTCTCGCGAGCCTCGTCCAGCGTCATGCCTTCGTACGACCACTGGAACCCGAGGAGCCACGTCTTCTGGCCTCCGTCCGTGCCGCCGGTCCTCTGCGATGCTTCCATACTGCGCCCCCTTTGGGGTAGCTGACTGGACGGCGGGAACGTATCAAGATCGCCCACCCCGTGCTGGCCCCGCGCCCGGTCCCGGCCGGTTTGCAGGGGCTTTACCCGCGAGCTTCGCAATTAGAGGCTGGGCGGTCCCGGCAGATCGAATGGTGTAACTCCCGTTAGCTTTTCGACAGCCTCGGCGGGAGGCACCCAGATCGGGTCGTCGGCCACGCCCTCCCAGGGGTCCGACTCGTACAGCGCGCCCGTCGTCTTCCAGATCGCGTAGTCCTGCCGCTCCGTGTCGATGGACACCCACGGCTGCATGACGAGCGTGCGCGGGTCGATGCCGACGCCGGTCTGCATGGGCTCCGGGTACAGGTGCATCCACAGCCGCTCGCCTGGCAGCAGGTCGCGCATGCGGTGGACCGCCATCACCGCCAACGCGCCAGCCAGGAACGGCCGCTCGAAGCGCCCCGAGTCGGCTATCCACAGCCAGCCGGACGGCAGGCCGACGAGCGACGGCAGGACCTCCGCGTACTCGAACTGGCAGCCGTACTCGACGGGGTGCGCCGGTTCGGCGTGAAGCTGTCGCCGCATGATGTTCGCGGCGGCGAGCGCGCGCTGGTCCATGCCGAACCGGCGCGGTAGCTCGGGCTCCGGGATCGCGCTCATGGAAGCTCGCGCTCCAGCACCAGGCCCGCCGCGTGCAGCGCCTTCCAGATCGCCTCCTGCGGCCAGCCGTCGATGGCCTGGTAGGTCTTCACGCGGTGCGCGTCCGGTAGCTCGGGATCGTCCACTTGCAGTTGCACGATCATCTGCGCCCTCGACTCGGTGGCCCCGGTGTCGAGCCATGCCTTCAGGCCCATGCGGATGCCGCGCTCGCGAGCGATCCTCTCCAGGCGCACCTTCCATTCGTCCCACTCGCGCTGAATGTTGATGTAGGCCACACCCGAGAACGACGTGTGGACCAGCGTGCCCGAGAGGAACGCGCCCTTCAGGTTGTCCGGCGGCTCCTCCAGCTTGTATGGCGACTCTGGCACGTCCACGGCCTCGTCGTAGACGATCAGGTCCGGGCGCTGCCCTCGGACGCTACCAGCGCCCATGGCGACGGTTCCCACGGCCACCGAACACGAACGGCAGGAGGACGAGCACAACGATGAGTACGGCCGGGTCACGCACTGGCGGCCTCCTGCAACACCTGCTGGCACACCAAGTCGGCGGCGAGGTTCAGGTCGTCGCCCACGCCGCGCGCCAGTAGCTCGCCGTCCTGGTAAAGCTCGACCACGCACTTGTCGCCGCCGGTCCTCGGCACGATCTTGAGGCCCTTGTCGAAGACCCTGCGCCCGTCGCCGCACACGATGATGTTCAGATGGCGGTAGGTGTACTGCACGGCTCCACCCGCCCCTCGTCGTCCATCCAGTAGGTCGCGGCGACCCGCTGGCCCGACTCCCAGAACGCGAGCACGTCGGGCGGCGGCGGGTTCTCGGCCCAGATCGTGAGGCGAGCCTTGCCGTCGCTCGTCGCCGCGTCGTAGACCTTGACCATCGTCTGATTCCCGTCAGAACTTCGCACGTCAGAAGACCCCGCCAGCGCTGGCTCGATCCCGCCACCGCCTGGCATCGTCCGATGCGCTGGCCGCCGGGATGGGCGACAGGTAGCAGCCACCTACGTCGCTGGAGTGAATCTCGCGGACGGCGGGCATGCCCCGGTTGCCGAGAGGATGCTCATGCAGCCAGTGCGTGAAGTTGCCCGGCTCGGCGTACGGGTGCTCCAGCGCCTCCTGCACGTCGGTCGTCGTGAACGCGCAGTGGTGGCAGACCCAGACATGGCCGGGCCGCGTGTCGTCGCCAGGGCGGCTCCGGACCGCGTTCCCGCCACCGAGCCCGCGCCCCTTCGCACGCCGTGACGCGCGCTCGAAGATCGTCTCTGCCATCACCCCTCCAGTTCGCCAGCCAGTTAGAAGCCGCCCTCACGGGCCGCCGCCAGCGGGCAGTCTAGCTGAGGGTGCGGCGGCGAAGCCGCTGGGAGACGAAGCTGTCGGTCGCGCCGAACATCGGCTGGATATGCACGTCGGCCCCCGGCGGGACGATGCACCGTATCGTCATCAGCGGGGTCCAGTCCCCGAACGACTGCATGTCGAAGCCGTACTCCTCGCTGGTGTCCGCGTCGGTGATCGAGAAGCCGCCGCTGGCGCTCGGCTGCCCCACCCACTGGAACTCAAGCTCGCTCGCCCCCTCGACCCCGGCGAGGTCGTACCCGTCGCCGTCGAGCGTCGAGGGCAGGTCCTCCCTGGTCTCCCAGGTGCCGACGACGAGTCCGCTACCCCCACCGCCCGACGCGGGCAACTCGCCGTCGCCCACCTGCACGTCGTGAACGGTCGCCAGGTCCGTGTCGAGGAGCGCGGCGATGGCGTCGGCACTGAACCCCTGACGGAGGAGCGTGCTGATGCGTTCTGCGTCGGTTGCCACGGTCCTACTCCTCTGGCGCTAGGAAGCTGACGACACTCAGGTCATACGGCGCGCCGTCGCCGTCGATCACGACGAGGTAGGCCACGCCCTCGATGATGTGAACCCGCAGGTCCGCCTCATCGAAGTACACGTCGCCGGACGGCAGTATGTCCACCGGGAAGGCGACGATGGCGTTGCCGGGGCTCGCGGTGCCGCCGGACGCGATGCCGGTCATTTCGATCAGGTCGCCCGTGCGGCGATACAGGACCGGCGTCTCGGGGGCATCGGTGAAGCCGTTCCACCAGGTACCGGGGCCAGGGCCGGTGTGCGCGAACGCGTGCCAGGGGCCGGGCTCGACACCGCCGCCGCCACCGGAGTCCGGCAACTCGCCGTCGCCCACTTGCACGGCGTCGATGGTCGCCAGGTCGGTGTTCAGAATCGCCGCGATGGCGATGGCGCTGAAGCCTTGGCGCAGGAGGGTGGCGATTCGTTCCTTGTCCGTCACGTCAGGGGTAATCTACGAACTGTCGTCGGGACTTTCCCCTGCCTGCTCGTAGTCGTACCAGAGCCCATCGTGCAGCCAGAACGTGCGGTCGCCGTGCAGCACGACGACCTTGCCCTTCTCAGGCTTGTAGCCGATGATCGCCGCGAGCGCCTTGGCGTCGAGCGGTTCCGGCGTGAGCGGCGTGCTCACACCGCGTCACGCATGAGCACGCCCATCCACAGGCCGGTGAAGAACCCCGCGCCGATGCCAAGATCGACGGCCTGCCGCAGGGTGAGCCGTTCGACCAGGGCGGGCGGGAGCGTGCCGAGGACGTTGCGCGACAGGTCCATCGGCACGTCCATGGCCTCCTCGGGGTCCATGTTCTCCTCGTAGAGCATCTGGCAGACCCACGCCATGCCGTTCATGGTGGATTCGATCACCCGAGGGTCGGTCGTGCCGAGTTGGTCTCGGACCTTGCGCGCCACCAGCGAGACGGTCGGCACCAGCGCCGGGGGCCACTCATCGAAGCTGGCCTGTTCCTTGCGGTGCTGGACGTGCTCGTACGCGTCTCGCAACGTCATTCCTGGGGGCATGTCTCCTCCTCCGCTGGTTCACCTACCAGCGGTGAAGACTACTTGATCTTCTTGAGCAGCGAGGAGAAGACGACGGCCCGAGCGAGCACGTCCTTGGCGTAGTCGCCGTGCGCCGTGTTGTGGTCGGAATCCCCGAACTGCCGTTGGCCGTTCAGCGCGCCGGTCAGACCGGCGTTGTACGAGGACACGACGATCTTGCGGGCCGTCTTCGCGCTGAAGCCCTGCTTGCGCACGAAGACGTAGTTGCCGACGAAGATCGTGACCAGGCGGTCGGCCCCGGCGGCGACGGTCGGCACGAAGCCGGGCTCCAGCGCCGTGTGGCCGCGCAGCGGCGTGTTCGTGCCCGAGCGGCAGCCGCGCTGGTGGCGCAGCCAGTCGGTCTGGAAGCGGTCGTCCTGCTGCCAGGTGCCGCGCCCGTGGCCGTGGTCGCCCGCGATGTTCGACAGGCCGGTCTCGCGCGAGCCCATCGCCAGGATGAGCGGCGCGCCGATCACGCCCTGCCCCTTGCGCTCGGCAAGGTCGCGGAGGTCGGCTACGGAGGCCAGGTGAACGAAGCGGTGAAGCTCGGCGTCAAGTTGCTCGCGTGTGAAGTTCATGGCGGCCACCGTAGGCAGGCCGCCGGACGGAACCTAGCGCCCGCGTAGCTCCCACTCGTTGATCGCCTCGGCCACGGGGCCGGGGTCAAGGATCAGGCAGGCGTGACCGTCGAACATGCCCGGCGTCAGGGTCACGTCGATCCGCTGGCCGTCCGGCCCGAGCGCCCAGGCGCGAGCGTGCAGCTTCACGTCGTACCCGTAGACCTGAATCGTCCACGCGTTAGTTGAAGGCTTCAACGGTTGTGGAACTCCGACTACCTCCAGCGCACGCTCCATGCTGATGACGCCGGGCGCGTCCCGCTGGTCCACGAACACCGGCAGTGTGACGAGGCCGAGCCGGTCGAGCACTGCGATGGCGCGCGGATAGCCCATCGCCCAGCGCAGGTACCACGGCCAGTGGTCGCGGAGCCACTTGTAGGTCTGACCCTCGCGAGTCAGCGCGTCCCTGCGTGCCAGGTCCTCGATGTAGGCGTGGATCGCTCGACCGTGGATCGCGGAACTGTCGTCAGGGCTTCCCTCCTTCCAGGTCGCCCCAGCCTTCCACGTCGGCGTGTCGTCCTCGTCCCTCATTCGCCCGGCCCCCGCATCAGCGACTTCGACGCGGAGACGTACGCGCTCGGGTCCTGCTCGCGGAGCGCCTGCATGCGCTCGATGATCCGGTCCAGCAGTGGCCGGTGCTCGTCGTCGGGCGAGGGCAGGCCCCGCACCCACCCGAGTAGCTGGCGCACGTCGGCCGCCTCCACCTGCTCGGCGGTCGGGTAGGCGCTCATGTCGATGCCGCCGCTCACTGGAACGGCCAGCCGGGATGGTCGGCATGCGGAAGCTCTGCGCCGTCCGTCTGCGCCACGTCGGCCTGGATGCCGCGCAGCTTCGCCACGATGGCGGCCAGGACCTCGTACTCCTCGGTGCCCTCCTCGGGCGCGGGTAGGTGCTGGTTCCACTCCAGCAGTTGCTCGACGGTCACGTCGTCGGCCTCGACCTGCTCCATCGTTGGGTAGTCGGCGGTCATGGTGCGTTCCCGCTCGCGTGGCCCGACCCGTCGTAGTGTCCGAACACCTTGAACCATCCCTTCCTGTCGTTGCAGAACGGCCCGAATTGAATCACGGGGATGCACTGCTCGAAGACGAACCGCTGGTAGAGCAGGTACCCACCGTTCTTGTGGCCGTTCCAGTTGTAGTAGCCCTGCACGGGCTCCTGCGTGCTGATGTGGTCGAAGCCGAGGAACCGCCCGAGCGTGGTCACGTCAGCGTCCGTGATGACGCGCGCGCTGGTGACCCGGTTCCAGTTGAAGCACCAGTGGATGGTCGCGCCGCGCCAGTAGATTTCCCCGGCGCGGGCGATGCGCTTGATGCGCGGCCTCCACGTGCGACAGGCCGAGGACGCGGAGTGCGCCTGCGTCTTCAGCGGTGGGCGGCGCTGGCGCAGCGTGCGTGGCTTCGAGTCGTGCCCGCGCCTGCCGTATGCCATGACCTTGTTCGCCTGCTTCTTCGTGCAGCGCTTCTTCGCGTGCGCCGCCTTCGTGCAGCGCGGCAGGCCGTGCGGGTACCTCGTCGCCGCCTCAGCCGATGTGTCGTGCCCGCCGCCGCTCAGGATCAGTTGGATGATCCCGATGGCGATGAGCGCCACGATCACCCAGAACGTGACCTTCTGCCACCGCTTCCACCTGCGCATGTGAGCCTCCTCCTGTTGTCCTGCCCCTACTTCTGATCGGGCATCCTAGCTCGCCACGCGCTGTAGTGGTCGCACTCGACGTGCAGCGCCTCGAAGTGCTGCCGGTTGAGCGGGGTCGGCCAGCGCTCGACTCCCGTTACCGCGTGATGACGCACAACCCACACCGTCGTCTCGTTTACCTCCAGCACCGTCAGCGCGTCCTGGCCGATGGGCACGGCCTTGGGCAGATACGTCGCCCCCTTCACGGCGGTCGTGCTCGTGTCCGCCATTATGAACCTTCGACGGCAATCAGGACTTCCGGACCGAACTCTGCGTAAGGAGCCCGGCACTGCGTGCAGCGGTCGGAGCCCCACTCCCAGACGTGCCCGTGCCGATGGCAGGCGTACGGCCACGCCCAAGTCGGCGGGTCCACGGCGAGCAGGTCCGGCAGGTGCCGGTCCCGCAGGCCGTGGTAGTAGCACGCCGGATCGCCGCCCACGTAGAGCGGGCAGGTGCAGGCGGCGTCGTCGCGCATGCGCACGCCCGCCTCGATCAGGTCCTCCATCTGCTCGATCACGGGCACCAGGACCGTCTGGGCCGGTGGCCGCGTCGGCGTGCCTCGCGGCGTCAGCGCTAGACGCGCTCGGGCCATGCCCACGTGCCCGGCGACTGCTCGCCCACCTTTGAGACCGGGTGGCCCTCGGAGCCGTCGAGCGGCACGTCCCACTCCTGGTAGGAGCCGCCGTTGTTCTCGCTGATCGGCGCGTCGGCGCGCTCGCCCTTGAAGTCGCTCGCCTTCGCCCGCTGGCCGGGCAGCCCCGGCGTGAAGACGGTCAGGTGAACGTGGTCCGGTCCGGTCAGCGGTGGGACGCCTCGGACGCCGCCCGAGTCGATGTACGCCTGGACGCCGCCGGGATCGAGCGAGTCCTGCGTGGCGGTGATGACGGCGGGCACGGTGTACTTGCCCGTGCGGCTGCGATACGCGACCATCCGGCAGATGCTCGGCTTCACTGGAGCCTCCTCGTTGGGGTTAGGTGTCCGGCGGTGCGGGTCGAACTCCACGGCTGGGCCGTGTGTCGTCGGAGACTCGCCAGAGGCAGCAGGCTCGGCCTGATCCCATGATCCCCGGCGTCATGTAGGGGGCACCGGGGGCGGGGGCGTCACCGCCACGCTGGCTCGAACCCTCCCGAGGGAAGGCGCTATATCAACGGATGAGCCCCGTGTGGGCCGCCCGTCACCGCCAGACGCGCGGCAGCTTAGCGCAGCGACGGCAGGGAGTCGCGCAGGCGGCGGGCGAAGCCCTCGGGATCGTCCTTGTGCCGCTTGACGAGGACGGGCTTCAGATTCGCCAGTCGCTCGCGGCGCTCGCGCGACAGCGACCCGCTGGTGCCCGCGATGCGGCGATCAAGCTCCTCGAAGAAGCCCCGGACCAACGACTCGTCGCTCTGCTGCGGCTCGGATCGTTTAACGGGCGTCACACTATCCGGCTGGCGGCCATCCGCCTCCAGGAGGGCGCGGCGCGCCTCGGTGTACTTCTCGCCAGTCTCCTCCATGCGAGCGCGCACGCGTTGCTTGAAGCTCCGGTTGGCGGTCATTGGGGCGGTCCGGTCCGAGGCCAGTACAACTGCACGGTCGCGAGCACGTCGAGGCAGACCTCGCCGGGGTCGGGCCAGCGGTAGTTGCCGTCCGGGAACGCCTGATCGACCGAGGGCGAGTCAGTCGAGTCGAAGTCCATGGCAGCGAGGCCGGTGGCGGCGAAGCCACGTGGGAGCCGCGACGTGCAGCGCGGGCACGGCGCGAGGCCCAGGACCCCCGAGTCCGGGCGGCGGCGTCTGACCGCCTGCCAGCCGTTGCAGAACGGGCAGTGCGGCTTGGATCGGCTGACGGCCATCAGGGGTTCTTGTGCCCGTCCCTCTCGACCACCGCCACCGCCACGACCATCATGCCCGTGGCGAGGCCGAGCCCGTAGCCGACCGCGACAAGGCCAGCGCCGAGGACGATCATCAGGGCCAGGATGACGAGGGCGCAGATCGTGCCGGTCAGGAACACGGCGAGGCCCGGCCGACGCGGCGGGTCAGGCTCGGGAGGAGGCGGCTCGACGGGGCGCAGGTGGCGCTCGGCGTGGACCGGCCGAACCATCACCAGCCCGCCTTGACCGCGATCACGGCGACGACCACGATGGCCGCCAGGTCGCAGATGAGGATGATCCCGGCGGTCGGCACGGCGGCAGCGTACACGGATGGAGCGCCGGACGACCCGGAGGCTCAACTACAGGCCGCCCGGCGCAGCGAGCGAGGCTACCGGCAGGGTCAAGCGGCGAGGCCGGACGGGTTTGCCACAACCCACTTCATGCCCGGCCCCGCCGCCGTCCCCTCGGACGCGATGGGATCGCGGAGCGCCTGGTGCAGGGCGTGGGCCGAGGCCGAGACCCTGGATGCAGGCGCGCCGCGTCGAGCAGGGTACCACGGGAAAGCGGGCCGCCGCTCGGCACGTCTGGCAAGGCGAGCGGCGGCCCATCCCGATCAGAGGAGCGGCGAGGCCGGTGGCTCTTTCATCGGCCGTGACAGGCCACCACCAGCGCACGCCGCGCCCGGCAGTGTAGCGCCGGGGGCGAGGCCACAACCCCTCGCGTTCCAGCCAGCGGAGTCGGCCCCGGCCCAAGGACCGCCCGGCCGCCGCCAGCCCGCCCCGTGGTCTTCCCGGCACCCGCCCTAGAGACGCGCCTACTAGGACGGGGCGGTTCGATCTGGGCTACCCCGGCGTGCGCAGCTTACCGCGCTCGCGCTCGTTCTGCCGCAGCTTCTCGACCAGCGCCAGCCACTCGCGCTCCCGCCGAGCCCGCTCGATGAAGCGCCACTTGGGACAGGCCAGGAAGTCGCGACGGGCGTCCTGACTTTCATCGAGCAGCTTGTCGGTCCGCTCGGCCGTCCCGAACGCGGTCATGCGGACCCCCAGGAGTTGACGCGCCCGTCCGGCCGCGACTCGACCTCCGCGCGGCAGCGCCTCCGCGTGCGGATCGCAGAGACGGAGCTTGTCGCCCGGCTCGACCAGGCAGCCGACCAGGACCTCGAACGCCTCGGCCGGGCCGGACGCCTCGAAGGTCCACGTGGAGGGCTCGCCGCAGTCGGGCACCTGGCACGGGTTCACGATGGCCTTCCCGAGGTAGGACCACTCGCCGTCGTCGCCCCTGATGTACGCGTCAGCCATGCCCATGCACCGGGCATCGCAGCACGGCGCTCCGGTCCTCCTCGGCGCTGCCGTCACCACACGTACACGCGGGCCGCTCGACGGCCTTTTCGAGGACCGCGAGGCGCGCCGCTCCGAGGGAGTGGAAGACGCCGAGCGAGTAGCCGGTCAGGATGCCGCCGATGATCGCGAGCGGCACGCTGCTGGTGCCGCCGCCGATGCCGACGAGGATCAGCCCGAGCCCGGCGATGATGAGCAGGATCGACCTCACAGCGGTCGCGCCTCGTACTTGAGGAGGATGCCGCGCTCAAGCGCGAGGCGGTCGAAGCAGTGCAGGCACAGGATGCCGCCGACGCCCTCCGCGCGCTCCTCCACAGGGCCGCCCGCCGTGCCCGCGCGCACCGTGTAGGTCGTCTCGCGCTCGCCGGTCACGACGAAGTTCCAGATGCCAGCCGGTGCGCCCCAGACGAGGCCGACCGGGCGACCGCAGCCGCGCCGGATCGCCTCGTACGGGTGGTCGTGGCGACCGCACGTCTCGAACTGGTAGCGCCGGACGTGCTTCCAGTAGGCGCGCCGGGCGCGCGCAGCGAGGGTCACGTCGCCTCCGCGTCGATCTGGGCCAGCGCCTCCCGGCCCTTGTCGTTCAGCGAGTAGCCACGGTGCTCGCCGCGCACCCCCGGCTCGCCGTCAACGAGCTTGCGGGTCGCGAGGCGACGGAAGACGGCGATGCCGCCGCTGTAGGTCGTCGCCGCCAGGTCGGCCCCGTGCTCGCCGAGGTCCACGCCCGACGCCCACGGCGCGACCCACTGCTCGGCGTCGGGGTCTACCTCGCGGAGCGCGAGCAGGCCCGCCCGCTCGTTCTGGTCCAGTGCGATCCTGCGTGCCACGATGAGCCTCCTCTGGTCGGGTGGTGGACGACGGCTCCCGACTCGGTATGAACGCGTTAGGCCCGGCCGGGCTCACCGCCGCCCGAGCGAAGGGTACGGGCCGATGGCAACGAGGGCAAGGCCGTCAGGCGAGCAGGGCGCGCGAGGCGGCCCAGGAGACCGGCGGCGAGGCCAGCGACTCGAACGCGAACGTCTCCAGCGTGGCGAGGCTCAGCCAGCCGTTCGGCACCCGGTCGTGGAAGGCGTAGGCGGCGGCGACGTTGTAGCCCGTGTCGCGCTGCCAGAGGCCGAGCAGGTAGAGGTCGGCGGGTCCGATGCGCGGGAGGCTACAGCGCGAGGCGGCGGCGACCAGAGGAAGGGGTCCCGAGCAGATGACGAGAGCCGGACCAGGGCCGCCGCCGCGAAGCGAAGGGTGAAGGTGGCGAGGCCGGGTGTCAAGTCGCGATGCGCGCTACCAGGTGCCGATGGCGGTGTCAAGGCCGATGGCACAGATCGGGAGGTACCCGCACCTGAGCCCGTGCATGCGCAAACGGCTCTGGAAAGCCTAACGGCAGTTCGGACTTACACCAGACGGGTATTGGGCTCTCGGAGCGATGGGGTAGGCACCATTCCCGAGTTCGGGTGGGTTTCCGCGAGTTTCGGCGGCGCGGGTGGTCCCGTAGGCCGATCCCAGGCCCTCCCTGGCCCCCAGATCGCTCTACCAGCGGGTTCCAGGCCCCAGGGTATGCCGAGAACTCGAATAGTTGAAGACTTCAATGATAGGAGGAATCGGGATTTTTCAGGTGTAGCGTGCGCGTGGGTCCGATGTAGGCGGATGGGCCTGGACGCATGTTCTAGGGCGGAAAGGGGGGGGTTAGCGGGTCGGTCCTCCACTGGACCGGCGCTCTGCGCCCGTGGGAGGGTGCTAGGCGCGCCGGTCCGGGGTGCTGCGCGGGGCACTGCGCCGGTCCGACATGGCGCGTAGTTCCTGCCTTCTCTCCTCGCTGCGCTCTGCGGCGCGGTCGAGACATTCGGCAGGGGTCAGGGTGGACGGCCGGGTCGCTGCGACCATGGCGTCCATGATGAGCCGTGCGGCGCTAGGCGACATGCTGCGCCGCCTGACAGACTGCCACGATGGCCCAGAGCATGAGCGCCACGGATACGGTGGCGATCAGGTGGGGCAGGTAGCGGACCATGGTGCTCATGTCCTCTCTATCGGCAGGTGGCTAGGTGAGCTTGAGTCGTGCTCTCCCGCCGCCTGAGCTTCAGGGGTAGGTCAGGGTTGGCCCGATGCCTTGCAAGGCTCTGAGCGGCGGCTAGCGTCTCTCAGAGCGGGGTCCTCGCATCGGTGCTGTTCCCATTGCCCTCGGCAGAAAATTTCGACGCTTGCGCGGCGGGTCGATCAGTCGGCCGGGGTCAGTCTCGGCTAGTCCTACTGGCGGGGTCCTAGTGGGACGCTCTGCGGTCGGGCCGTGGCTAGGGGGAAGCGGCAGGTAGCGCCAGGGTGCCGCGCCACCATGGCGCTACCTGCCGACATGCCGTCTCTAGCCGTGCCGTCAAAGCAGAGCGGCCACCCCGCTAGGGATGGCCGCCAGTGCCGAGACTTCAGCTACCCCGCCAAACCGGCTAGGCGGGAGAGTGTGACCTAGGCCGGGGTGATCCAACCCCCCGCGATCAGGGCCTCCCGCGTGACGGGCGCTTGCCAGGTGGCCCCCTGCTCACGGGGTGCCCGCCAGGTCCGGCCGCAGTAGGTCACGGCCGGGCGCGCCGGACCCGTGACCCCGCGCAGGTAGCCCCGCCAATTGCGGCGCGTGGCGCGCAGGGTGACGGCCGGGTCAGAGCGGACCCCGGACCCGTGCGCAGGGGAACGCTTGACGGCCGTCACGGCATCCTCTGCGGCGCGCTCTGCGGCGCTCAGGCGGACCCGCTCTGCCACGCGCTCAGGATCGGGCGCGTCCGCCAGGGCATCGCCCAGAGCGGCTAGCAGAGCGGCCGGGTCCGGGTAGCGCGCCCGCACGGCATCGCGCCCGCGCTGGAGACGCTTACGCGCCGACGCGTGCGACACGTTCAGAGCGCGCGCCAGGTCAAGCGCCGACCCCCAACCGCTCAGAGCGGCGCGCACGGCATCGGCCGCAGTGGCAGAGACGCCTAGGGCCTCGCACGTGCGCGCCACGTCCACGTTCTCGGGAGCGGGCGCGGGGTGGCCCGCCAGGTCCGCCGCCGCCGCCAGGATTGACCGCGAGCTTGCGCCCGTGTCCGTGTCCGGGTCCTCTGACTCAAGCGTGCCGCCAGGGTTGAGACTGAGCGCGCCCGCCTGCCGTGACTGGTCAAGCATGGACGGCCGCGCATCGGCGCGACCCGCGATCAGTCGCTCCCGCTCCCGCGCCCACAGGTGAGCGGCGCGGCGGGTCAGGTAGGAGTGTGCGATCAGTCGGCGCGGCGGGGTCCAATCGTGCGGGGTCCGCTCATCGCCGCGCACGTGAGCGGCGGCCGTCAGTGCGCCCGCCTTCCGCGCGATCGTCTCTGCCAGGTGAGCGGTCAGGTCCTCCCGCTCATCGTGCGACAGAGACCGACACGCGACCGCGACCGCGCGACCGCATGCCGTCAGTAGCTCCCGCTCTGTCACGCGCTCATCGGCCACGCGTGCCGCCGCGACCACGGCCGCCGCTTCCCTCGCGGGTCGCTCCCGCTCTGCCGTCTCGACTTCAACCGCTTCAGCTAGTACCGACATTGAGACCCCTTCCGGTTCTGCGGCCGATCCTCTGACGGCCGTCACACTTTCCATAGTAACCGGTTTCGGCAGGTAGTGACCCCGACTTGAGGAGAATCCATGTCACTGCTCGATCAGGCCGCCGCGACGACGCGCCCGGCCGACGCTCCCGCGTATGAGACCGTACGCGAGTTCGTGACCGACCCCGACGACGCGCGCAAGCGCTACGCGGTCGAGAAGAACGTGACCACGGGCGCGCTCATGCTCGCGGTCGAGACCACGGCACGCGCAAGCGACGCCAACCCCAACCCCGAGCCCAAGCTCAAGCGCTACCCCCTCGCGCCGGTCGCGCGCGCTCTGACCCTCGGGGTGATCGACTGACCCGCGCATCGGCGCGCCCGGCACAGTGTCCGGGCGCGCCCCCGCGCAGGGGCCGCACGCTGGCGCTCATGCGAACAGCGAACGGCGAACTCTTACGAACGAACGCGCTCCCCTCGGGTCGAGCGCGAACGAACTTGAGCAGCGAACAGGCATCGCGCCTCGCTGCCACGCCCCGTGCGCGCATATAGGCGCACAACTGAGCACGGGGCGAGTCTTCACCCGGCGACCCCGCCAGCGGGCGCGTGCTCCTCCCCGGCACGCGCCCGCGAACACTTCAACCACCGGAGGCATCATGCCGAGCACTCGCGACAGCCGCTACTTCGCCATGCTGCGAACCACGCGCCCCGCGCCCCCGTGCGTGCGGATGCCGAAGGTGCAGCCTGTCCACGGGCGCAACTGCATCTGCCACGCGTGCGCACCGCGTAAGGTGGCACGATGAGCCACGCGATCCCGATGCAACTCCTGATGGCCCGCGAACTGGCGCTCCACCGCGCCGACGAGCTTTACGCGCGTGCGAGCGTGCGCAGCGAACGCGGACGGCCCGACCTGGGCGAGGTCCTGCGTGCCGCTGGCGACCGCGCGCTGTTGGATGCCCGAGCGGTCACGGGCGAACTGGTCTTCGAGGGCGACGGCAAGCCGATCCTGCTCGCGCCCCTGGACATGCACCGCTAGATCGTCGTACCCCACACACGCAGCGAACCCGCGCACGTAATCCCGTGCGCGCGCCTCTCACCTGATCCGGCTGACCCGCGCAAGCGGTGGGACCTACCGTCAAGGTGATGCGAACTACAGGCCCTCGCGTGAGCCTCAGAATCACGTGCCCGCGCTCAACGGCTCCTCGTGCCTCCCGCCCTGGAGCCCACGAGCGCGGGCGAAATCTTCCGACGAACGTCACACTTTCCTGCCTAGCCGGTTTGGGCAGGTAGAACTCGAACTGGAGGCCAGCCATGCGGATATACCGTCTGCCCGAACGCGGGAACGCGCCGTGCGAGAAGGCACGCGCTGCGGCGCATGCTCGCGCGAGCGAACAGCACCCCGAGGCATCGCGCATCGTGGTCCTCTGGACGCCCGCCAGCGACCGCGCGGACTTCCACGCGGAGGTCTGGCAGGGCAGGAGCGCGCAGGTGGTCGCATGCTGACGCCCGAGCAGATGGACCTCGTACTCGGCGCGGCCGAGCGCCGCGCGAGCGAACTCCTCAACGAAGCGAGCGGGCAGAGCGAGAAGGTCGCCAAGCTGACGCTCAACGAGCACTTCCGGCCGTTGCGTGACGCCATCGACGCCATGCGCGCACACCTGGGCGGCGAGGACCCACGCCCGACCGCGCTCCTGCCCGAGGACCGCGCGAACTTCGACACGCTGATGCAGGCGGCAGCGAACGACGACGTGTTCCTCATGCACGCTCGCGAGAAGACGACCGGCCACGGCCACGCGCTCATCTGCATCAAGAGCACCGTGCCCGGCAGCGACGACGTGGACGTGATCCCGGTCGCGCGCGTGCTGGACGAGGACCCGACCGAGACGTACACGAACCCTGCGGAGGACTGAGCTATGGGCAACGAGGACACCGACCGCCTCGCACTCAGCGAACGGGCGCGTGACGCCCGCGTGGCCGTGGAGCCGGACGAAATGCCCGAGCCCCACGACTTCGAGCGCGTAGCGCCCTACGTGTTCGGACAGCCCGAGCCTTCTGGCAGTTGCCGGAAGGTGTAAACTCCCAACGGCAGTCGCGGGATCGCGACGAACGGAGGCTGGCGATGGACTACGAGGAGGCAGCACGGCTTCACGCGAAGGCGAAGCGCCCCGACGCGGGCAAGCCCATCGCGCGCAACACGCGGATCATGCGCCTGGACGGGCACGACCCGAGCGACACCGCGTACGCGATCCGCTTCCACGCTACGAACGTGGTCACCTTCTACCCGGACGGCATGCTCACCTTCTACACGGGTGGCTGGGAGACGATCAGCACGGCCGACCGCATGAGCATGGCATCCGGCGTGCGCGCCTTCGCCCGCGTGGCGCGCGGCTCAGGCGAGTCCGCGATCTTCGTGAAGCTGGGCGACGACTGGCGCACCGGCTACGGCGAGTGCGTACGTGCGAACCCGCGCGCGACCCTCAACAGCGACGGCGAGTGGATCGAGCACGACGAGACCTACGGCGAGTTCGAGGCACGCAGGGCCGAGGAGGCGAACGAGCGCGCGCGTGAGCGGCGCGTCGAACGGCACGAACAGGCACTCGACGTGATCGTCGGCAACCCTCGCGGACGCTGGGGCTGGAACCACATCACGGCCGGGCACGTGCGCGTGGAGAACGGCGTCATCTTCAGCGGCCAGCACCCCGTGGCCGTCTGCTACCCGCACCCCGACGAGGGAGTGCAGGCGAACGTGCTCACCGTGAGCCAGCGCGCGGTCAAGCGTACGCGCGTGGGGCTCGAACTGGTCGAGCGTGCATCCGAGGCCGGGCATCGACTCGTCTTCGCCCCGCATGAGGTCGTGATCGAGGAGACCCAGAACCGGAGGCACGCATGAGCGTACGAACGAAGGTCGTGCTCAGCGCGGCCATCCTGATCGACGTGGTGGCCGCGATCACGAAGCTCTAGCCACCGTCACACTTTCCGGCATAGCCGGTTTCAGGCAGTAGAACCAGGACCACCGAGGAGGTCACAGGAGCATGGCAACAACAGGAGCGAAGGCGAAGGCGGCCACGCCGTCCCTCGCGCAGCAGTTGCAGCAGTGCATGCGCGAGGACAAGGCCGAACTGGTCGAGCGCAACGAGGAGGTCGAACTGATCTACCTCTGCCTGCTCGCGATGGAGCACCCGCTGTTCATCGGCATCCCCGGCGTGGCGAAGTCGATGACCCTGCGGCTCCTCGCGCGCCACGTGGACGGCGCGCGCTACTTCGAGCGGCTGGTGTTCAAGCAGACGCCCGCCGAGGAGCTTCTGGGTCCGGTGTCGCTGAAGGCGCTGGAGCAGGACAAGTTCGAGCGCAACGTCTCGGGCAAGCTCCCGGACGCGCACCTGGCGTTCGTGGATGAGGTCTTCAAGGCCCCCGCGAACGTGCTGAACTCGATGCTCAAGATCATCAACGAGCGCCAGTTCGACAACAACGGGGGCGCGATCCCCGTGCCCCTGTGGACGTGCGGCTTCGCGTCGAACGAACTGCCGGGCCTGGACCGCGACGACCTGCGCGCGTTCCGTGACCGGATCGTCGTAACGAAGATGGTCCACGACGTACGCTCGGACGACGGGTTCAAGGCCGTGCTGCGTGGGCAGATCGCGCGCAGGCTCGGCAACACGGTCGCGACGACGTTCACGCAGATGACCGTGGACGACGTGAACGCGGCCATCAGCGAGACGGCCGCCATCGACGTGCCGGACTCCGTGATGGACGACCTCGCACGTCTCCGTCGCATGTGCATGGAGCAGAACCTTCACATCAACCCTCGCCGGTTCGGCGCGGGCGTGAAGCTCATGCAGGCGAAGGCGTACATGGCCGGTCGCGACGAAGTGCTGTCCGACGACATAAAGGTGTTCCAGCACGTCATCTGGCGCGAGCCCGAGGACGAGCAGACCGCCTACCGCATCGTGCTCGACTTCGCGTCCGAGTTCGAGCGCGCGGCTGCGAAGTACCAGGACGAGTACGACCCGATCAAGGTCGAGTTCCAGCAACTCACGGCCGCAGGCACCATCGACCCGAACAACCAGGAGCAGATCGGTCAGGCCATCCGCGTGAAGCGCCTGCTCGACCTGCTCAGCGCGAAGGTCGAGGAGAAGCTGGAGGCCGCGAACAAGGACGGCCGAGACGCGTCCACGCTCGCGGAACTCGCGAAGTCGATCCAGTCCGACAAGGATTGGGTGCAGAAGGAAGCGTTCGGCATCAACCCGTCGTAAGTCCTCGGGTGGCGGCGCGGAGCACTGGCGCTCCGATGGTCCAGGTTCGACGCCTGGGCGCTGCCATATGAAATCGCAACTGCAATCGGAGGTTTAGACATGGGCCTGATGGACCGCGTGAAGAACCTGTTCAACCGGACAGAGCAGCGAATGACCGACCTGTCCTCGTCCGTGGTCACGCACGACCGCGTGGACGATTCGTACCTGGAGGACTTCAGGGACAAGGCCCCCAAGTTCAACGCCATCTTCGAGAACAGCCCGAACGTCCCGCAGGGCGATCCCCCGACGAAGTGCCCGAACTGCGGCACTGACGAGCCCGACTGGCAGATCGACGGCGCGGAGGTCACGTGCGCGAAGTGCCAGCACCAGGTCGCCATGCCCGAGGGTCCGTGGTCGCTCTGGCCCGACCTCGCGTCCGACGCCTTCCGCGCGTACTTCACGTACGACGAGCCAAAGCCGATGGGCGACCACCAGATCAAGCCCTCGCACGAACTGCACCGCCGCATCATGTCGCGAATCATCAACAGCGACGAGTTCATGGACACGCGCCCGACCACGCGCATGAACGAGTTCGAGGCGGCGTTCGCCACGATGGGTCTCACGCAGTCGCTCAGCGAATCGCTGAAGACCGGCGTCCTGTCGGAGCACGCACGCCGGTCCGAGCAGATGCGCGAGCAGGAGCTTTCGCTGGAGGACCTGGAGCGCAAGCTGGAGGCGCTGCGTGACGCGTTCGAGCAGAACACCATGACGCCCGAACAGCAGCAGGAAATGGCCGACCTGGCAGCGGCGCACACGCAGGCCCAGCAGAGCCTCGACGCGCAGGTGCAGCAGCAGCAGGCGGCAGGCATGGGCATGGCCGTGGCCGACGCGGTGGACGACGCCGTGGCTCAGGCGAAGGAAGACGCCGAGGCCATGATGGCTATGCCCGGCGTGGGTGCTGGCGCGGGCTCGCGCATCGCCCCGGACAAGATGTTCGCGCTCGCGGAAATGTGGCGCAAGAACGACATGCTGCGCAAGGTGGCCGAACTGATGGGCCGCCTGGAGCGTGACATGCGGTTCAAGCGCGCCAACCGCGTCGTCGGTGGCTTCGAGGAGGTCGTGGACGTGGAGTTGGGCGACACGATCAGCCTCGCGCTCCCACACGAACTGGCGAAGCTCAAGCACCCGATCTTCCGACTGGAGTTCATGCGTCGGTATCACGAGAAGGCCATCGCTCAGTACGAGCTACGCGGGAACGAGCCCGAGGGCCGTGGCCCCGTCGTCGTGCTGGTGGACGGCAGCGGGTCCATGTATGGCGACCGCAACGTGTGGGCACGCGCGGTCTCGCTGGCGCTGGTGAACATCGCACACAAGGAGAAGCGAGACGCGGCGTGCATCGAGTTCGGCTCCGCGAGCGAACAGCACGCGTGGTTCTTCCCCGGACGCCAAACGCTCGACCCCGAGCACATCATCGACTTCACGTCGCACTACTTCGGCGGCGGCACGGACATTGGCCCGGCCGTCGCGCACGGCGCGAAGATCATGGAGCAGGTGCCCGAGTTCAAGAAGGCGGACCTCGTAATCATCACGGATGGCGAGGACCACTTTGGCGCTGACGACCAGGAGTTGAAGGATCGCCTGAACGGTCGCGGCGTCCGCATCCACGGCGTGGGCATCGGCGGCTCGTACGGCTACCTCGCACAGATGGCCGAGACGCAGGTCCACGTGAGCGACCTGTCGCTCTCGGGCGCGAACGAGGCCACCGACCAACTCGCCACCGCGATCACCTAAGACATGCGTACGCAGTCGGCCAGAGCAGCAGGCGTACGCAGAACGGCGGCGGCACGTGACGCCGCAAGGCCCGCGCCGGGCGCGGCAGGGGGGGATGGGCTCTGGCCCAGAGAAACCTCTGCAAGCCAGACCCGGCGTGGGTCGAACCCTTCAACGAAACCGCAACTGCAATCGGAGGTTCAGAATGGCTCGTAAGCGACTGCCCAAGGGCGCAGTGGCCGTCACCCCCGGCGGCAACATCACCATGGACCACATTCTCGGGTGGGCCGCCACGTACACCATCCCGGACCGGCCCATCGAAGGCACGAAGCTCCTGCGCATGTGGGCGGGGCACGACCTGGACACCGACCTGGTGCCGCAGGCGCGCAACGCCGTCCACGTGTTCCAGCGTGCCTGTCGTTCGGTCGAGACGCGGCGCATGAACGGCCGCATCACCGAAATCAAGGTGGACGAGCTTTCGGAGACCTCGCGCGACTGCACGTACCAGATCACGCGGCTCATCCGAGACCTGGAGCATCGGGTCATCGACCACCCCAAGGCGCTGCGCGTCACGTTCGACAAGGCGGACGAGACCATCGCGGTCGAGGCGCTGGAGTCCGAGCACGCGGCAGCGCTCGCGGGCGAGGGCATCGAGGACGCGATCCGGGACTACTACGCGAAGAACTCCTCGCGCGTGCCCGGCCAGAAGGTGCGGAACGCCGTGCGCGGCCAACTGCACCGGCTGGGCGCGTCGAACCTGCGCGGCAAGGCGGGCGGCCTGTACTTCGTGCCCAAGGGCGACAAGCAGCAGAAGGTGCTCGACTCGATCACGACCGTCCTGGAGGAGCTTTACGACGGTGACGCCGAACTGTGGTCCATCGCCATCGCGAATGGCGACCTGGAGCGCGAGCGTGTCGAGAAGCACTTCACGCAGCACGTGCAGGGCGCGGCCGAGGAAATGGTCGCGAAGGTCGCGGCCGTGCTCGACCGCAATCCGAGCTACATCAGGAAGGACCTCCTCCGCAACGTCATCCAGGAGCGCAAGGCCCTGGAGGAGCAGATCGCGAAGTACGCGGACATGCTCGGCACGAAGCTCAAGAGGGCGTCGGAGGCCACGCACATCGTGGACCAGCAGATCGACGCGCTCGTACAGCGTGCGGACGAGCTTGCCGCAGAGGACGCGGCGTGACCGCGTACGACGGCAGGCTCGTCCTCCAGATCGAGGCCGACACGAAGAACGAGGCGGCTGACGCGCTCGACCGGATCGCCAAACTGGCGTCAGGGTTTCCCTGGGTCGAGCGCGTCACCGTCGAACCCGTCGAGCGGCAGCCCGCCCAGACCCGACCGAGGAGCAAGAGCCATGCGTGAAGCGATTCGCTGCACCGTCTACACGCACATGCCGACGCCCGGCGGCCCCGCCCCCATGACCGTTGCCACGTTCACGGACAACCTGATCGTCTCGGGTGAAGCACTCGCGGAGCAGATGCGCGTGCCCGGCGTGTTCGTCGCCACCGAAATCTTCGAGACCGACGCGCCGGACGAGGCCACGGCGACCATCGAAGTAGTGCGCCGCATGGAGGGCTCCGAGGAGCACAACATGGCGGTCATGTACTGGTGGATCGTCGGCTACCTGCACAACGCCTCGCGTGAGGCGTACATCGGCCTGACGGGACCGAACCCGCTCACGGAGGAGCAGAACGTCGAGGTCCTGGAGCAGATCAGGGCGCACCCGCTCTACGCCGAGCAGCGCATCAGCACCCCGACCGTGGACGAGTCCCGGTTCGTCATCCTGGACGCAGGCGAAATCACGACGGAGGACACATGATCGACCGCGAGACGCTTCACCCGATGCTCGCCCGCGCACTAGCGGCCGACAAGCACGACGCCGACGAGCGCGGCATGGAGTGGGACCCGCACGCCGCCGCAACGGTCGCGCTCGACGCGCTGGAGCGCATGGAGGCGAACGACTTGCTCGAAGCGATGGGCGTCGTGCCTCCCGGTCGCGACGGCCGCCTGCTCATGCTCGACCTGATCCGCGAGGAGTGCCAGTTCGAGTCCAGCGGCCCCCGGCGGCCCGCCCTGCTCGAAGCGGCGCACGCGCTCGACCCGACCGGCGAGACTGCGCAGTACGTGGAGCAGAACGCCTACCCACACGAGAAGGAGAACCAGGACGTATGAAGACCCTCTACCACCCACCCCTGACGGACGAGGCGCGCGCCATCGAAGCCGCCCGTGCGGAGGGCGCAGTGCGTGCCGCTGCGGTGGAGGCAGAGGCCACCCCGACCACGGGTGGCCCCGCGCCCAGCACGTCGAGCGACCGCACGCAGAACCCGCTGCGCCCGCACCTGTTCCACCAGGTCATCGGCCAGGAGAAGGCCGTCCGGCTCATGGAGCGCGTGGTCGATGCCTGCATCGCCGCCGACGAGCCGCTGGACCACACGCTTCTTGTCGGCCCGAGCGGCACCGGAAAGTCCACCTTCAGTCACGTGATCGCAAACGAAATGGGAGTCGAGGTCTACGAGGCCGAGGCCCCCGTCTCGATGGACACCCTGCTCGAACTTCGCCAGGTCATGCGTGACGGCGACATTCTCCGAATCGAGGAGATTCACCAGCAGGCCGTGATGGAGCGGCGCGGCAAGTCGAGCGCCACCCAGCCTGAGGTCCTGTACGCGCTCATGGAGGACCGGACGATCACGACCGGCGTCGGCGTCCTGCCCTACCCGCACATCTGCATCATCGGCACCACGACCGACGAGGGCATGCTGCCCGACGCGTTCCTGAACAGGTTCGCGCTGCGCCCGCACCTGGAGCCGTACGACGGCCACCACATGGAGCAGATCGCGCAGTTCAACGCGGACGTGCTCGGCCTGACGATCACCGACACGGCGAAGCAGATGTTCGCCGCCGCCGCACGCCGCACGCCGCGCGTGCTGAACAACTACATGAAGAACGGCTCGCGACTCGCGGGGAGCGGCGGCACCATCGACGCGGCGCTCGCACGTGAGGTCCTGTTCGACCTGAACGCCGTCGAGCCTGACGGGCTCACGCGCGACATGGTGAACATGCTGACGTTCCTCTACGAGCGCTGCCGCTCGGTGAACAAGACGACGGACGAAGTGAGCTACCAGGCGAGTGTGAACACCATCGCCACCGCCATCGGCAAGTCGCGCGACACGAAGTCGATCAACCTGCGCGTCGAACCGTGGCTGATCGAGAAGGGCTACGTGCAGGTCACGTCCCGTGGCCGGAAGCTCACCGACCTGGGCATCAAGCGAGCCCGCCAGCTACTCACCGGGAGGAAGCCATGACGACAGTCGAGCGTTCCAAGGCCCGCTTCGAGCAGGAGACCGCCGAGCACGTTCTGACCGTCATCAAGGACGCCGGTCTCTACCGGCACCTGCGCTGCCAGCAGCCGGGCACCTACATCTACGGGTTCGACGTGGTGACCTGGCCCGGCTACCTCGCCATCGTCGGAGACGCGGGCGACTTCGTGTTCTCGCGCATCCGAGATATGTTCCAGTTCTTCAGGAGCGACCACGGGATCAACCCGGACTACTGGAGCCAGAAGTTGCAGGCCCCCCGACCCGATGGCGCGCGTGTGTACTCGCACGACGCCCTGCGCGAACGCGTGCTCTTTTGGGCGCGCGACGAGCTTGAGTACGGTGAGGACGGCGACATGATCTACCCGTCGCTCCTGATCGAAGCGCTGGAGCGCGAGGTCCTGTACGACTGGACGCTCCACCCGGAGGAGGGGCGCGAGCGCCTGCAACTCCTGGAGGAGAGCGTCGGCGTTCACCTGGAGACGTGGGAGTGGGACCTGCGCGAGTACGACTGGCAGTTCCTCTGGTGCTGTCACGCCATCGCGTGGGCCATCGCCCGCTACGACGAAACCGCAACTACCGTCGCAGGATCGGAGGCAGCATGACCGAGGAGCCCAAGTGCGACTTCTGCTCACAGCGCCCGGTGTGCTGGAGCTACCCCGCCGGGCGCGTGCAGGTGACCGCGCTCCTTGCGAGGCCGAAAGGTGGACTCGCCGCCGTGGGCATGAACAGCACGACCCCGTGGGCCGCCTGCGATCCGTGCCACGACCTGATCGAGCGCGGTGACCGGACCGGCCTGCGCGAGCGGTCAGTGTCGATGTTCCCGCACGCCACGGTCCTGACCAAGGCGCAACTGCGTCACACCATCAAGCGCGCGCACGACGGGTTCTTCGAGGCCCGCTCGGGCGACCCGACCCCCTACGAGGAGGCACCAACGCATGGCTGACGACGACGCTGCCGACATTCTCGCGGGGAAGATGTTCTGCCCGCAGTGCGGCACGCAGCTTGACCCCGACGACGACGACCCGAACGTGGGCTCATGCCCCGGTTGCGGGTTCCACGGCGACCCCAACGCGAGCGCGCCCGACGTGGACGACGACGAGGACGAGGACGACCTGGACCCCGCTGGCGCGCACTTCCCCGACGCGCCCGATACGGGCAGGACCGACTGGCAGAGCGGCCCGAGCTACGCCGACTACGTGCGTCAGGCGCGCGGCAAGAGCGTGGACGACCTGTTCGCGGACGCCGCAGCGCGTGTAAAGCCCCCTAAGCCGCTGAAGACCGAGGACGACCTGGAGGAGGCGCTGGGCACGGCAAGCGCCGCAGCGCTCTCCACGGCGGGCGTGTGCCCCTCCTGCGGCGCGGAGCCCGACAAGATCATCGACGGCACGTGCAGCGAGTGCGGAGCCACCCAGGCGGCGGGCATCGAGGCGTGGGTCGTGGCCGACGACTACGGCAAGACCTACGGTGCCTGCTCGGAGCTTTGCGGCAAGGTCGGCGCGGCGCAGAAGGACGGCAAGCTGCTCGGCAAGCGACCGTGGACACCACCCGAGGACGACGACGAGCCCAAGTGCTTCGTCTGCGCGGAACCCCTGACGGTCGTCGCGCCTTCCGCAGCCCCCGCGCCGACAGTGGCCCCCGGCGCTGGCCCCGGCGGCACGACCGTCGTCAGCGGCATGCCCGTGGTGGCGAATCCGTTCAAGGATGGCGACCGCGTACAACTCCCCAACGGCGACCTGGGCACGGTTTCCGGTGTCAGCCCGTGGTCGCTCGGCGCGAACGACCATTCGACCGGAGTAGACCTAGACAAGGGTGGGCACGCCACGTGCAGCGTGGACATGCTCACACGGATCGAGGAGGACGCATGACGGAAGACCTGACCCCGCGCAAGGGGCGCGTGTTCATCGGCCCGCTGACCAGCGGCGGCAAGCCCAAGCTCTGCGTGGTCAAGGCCGCGCGCACGCGCCGCGACGGCACGCACTCGTCCTGCGTCCTCCTGACCGAGGAGCCGGGCGTCGGCGGCCACCCGCTGTACGGCGAGTACCGCATGACGCTCCCGCTCGACGGCCAGCTTCGCGGCTTCCGTCGCGTCACGCTGGCGCAGGTCGGGATCGCCAGGGACGTGTCGGCCAACACCGGCCGGTCCGTGCCCACCGATGCCGTCTGCATCGTCACGCGCGACCGCACGGGCGGCACGACGGACGTGTTCAACACGTGAACGAGCGGCACCTGATCCTGAACGCACTGGAGCGGCGGGTGCTCGACGCCCACCGCGACGACCCCGACCACCTGTTCGACACGGCAGAACTGGTGCGCAACATGCAGACCCACCCCGACGCCTTGCGCCGGGCGAGGAACAAGCTCTGGCGGGCCGGGCTCATCGCCATTGGCTGCCGTGGGAAGTCCCAACTGAAATCGGAGGTTCAAGATGATGGAGTACCGCCTGACGGCCCAACGGGCCGCTGACTCGAACGACCCTCGCGGCGTGTGCAAGTTCAGCGGCACGAACTTCAGCGACGTGGTGCAGCAGGCCCGACGCGACGGCTACCCCCGCATCATCGACGCCGACGAGCGCGAGGTCACCGAGTGGCGACCCGTCACCGGCTACGACTTCGATGAGGCGACCCCATGACCGGGACCAGGTTCGCACCCATCGACGCCGACCGGATCGAGGCCGACCACCTGACCGAGGCCGAGGACGCGCTGATCCGGTCGCAGGGCTTCTACCCCTGGGGCCGGAACGCCTGGATCAACGAGGACGACGACGGCACGGTCTATGAGACGGGTGACGCACTCGCGGAGGCGGTCGCACGCTCGCGGGAGGCCAACCATGCCTGATCGCAAGACCACCGTCACGCTTTCCATCCAGCTTGAGGGCGACGACACGCAGTCGGACCCCGAGGACCTGGTGGACGCGCTGCGCACGAAGCTCGAAGGGTTCACGGTGCGCTACCGCCGCAGGCCGGTTATGACCGTCACCTACACCGACGAGCCGATCCACATGCACGACCACCAGCGCGGGAGGCGCGTATGACCTCCTGGGCGAAGGGCACCCTCGTAGAGGGCCGCGTCGAGGTTGGCACGAAGATTCGGTTCAAGCTCAAGAGCGAGCCCAAGGACGCCAACGCCAACGGCGGCGTCATCTGTGAGACGCAGCGCGTGGGCAAGGAACACCCGCGCGCCATCGTCAAACTAAATCGCGACGGCAGCCTGGTCGCGGTGGAGTTCGAGAACGTCTCCCCTGGGGCGCTCATCAAGTCACCTGGAACGTAGAACGACAATCGGAGGTTCGACCATGCCTGACAACGACTTCAGCCTCACCGTGCGCCACGACGACGTGATGGACTTCCACCTGAACGGAGACGCCCCGTTCCTGGTGGACATGGGCGACGGCACGCTGCGCAAGGTCGTCAACGCGCACGAACTGAACGACGAGTACGGGTCGTGCGTGCTGGTGCTGGGCGGCGAGGCGGTGCCGAACCTGCGCGACCGCGAGCAGCGCCCGCTTGTGGGGAAGCTCATCCATGGCGACTAGCGCACCGGCCCCCTACCCGTGTGCGTCATGCCCGTACAGGCGCGACTGCCCGAGCGGCGTGTGGTCCGAGGAGGAGTACGACAAGCTCCCGCGCTACGACGGGCCGACCGGCGACCAACTCCCCGCCGCGTTCTTCTGCCATCAGCAGAACGGCCGTCTCTGCGCCGGGTGGGTCGGGTGCCACGACATGGAGGAGTCGATGGGCCTGCGCATCGCGGTCCTCGCGGGCGCGGTCACGCGGGAGGGCTACGAAGCAGCGCTGGACTACGTGTCGCCGGTCCCGCTGTTCGCGTCCGGAGCCGAGGCGGCGGCGCACGGCATGGCCGAGCTTCAGGACCCCGGCCTGAACGCAAGGCGTACGGCGGACAAGCTCCGCGCGCGACGAGCGCGGAGAGGACTCGACCCAGAGGAGGGCACGCATGTCGGCTAGGCCGAACTACACCGACCCGTGGGCAGCCGCCCGCGTGTCCGACTTCATCGAGGACTTCGAGGGCACGCGCTGGCAGGCGTACCACTTCGACGTGGACGAGGCCGAGGTCCGCGCGCGCACACTGCACGCCATGCTCACCGAGCGCGACCCATACCGCCGCGAGTCCATGATCGAGCGCCTGGTTCCGCCCGGCCACTACATCACGCTCAGACGGCGCGCCACGGCGCAGGAGGTCGAGGACAACGACGTGAAGGACTGGACGCCCGTCATGTCCGACACGCCCGCCGAAATCGAAGGCCACTTCCACGCCATCGAGCACGGTACCGGCCGCGTGCTCGTCCACGGCCTGGGGTTGGGCTGCGTCGTCAGCGCCCTCCTCGCCAAGCCCGAGGTCACCCACATCGACGTGGTGGAGTTCGACCCCGAAATCGTGACGACAATCGGGCCTTACTACAACGACCCACGAGTCGCCATCCGCCGAGGCGATGCGCTGACATACGACTGGCCGAGCGACGAGCGCTGGGACTACGTGTGGCACGACATATGGAGCCACATCAGCGACCGCAACCTGAACCCCGAGGAGGCCGAACACGGCATCAGCTACGGCATGCTGTTCGACCGCTTCGCCACGCAGGCGCGCGACCAGGGGGCCTGGGCCTACGAGGAGGCGCTGGAGTTGCGCGCGGTGCGCCTGCGCAAGCGCCAGCAGGAGAAGGCGTGGGAGGAGGAGTTCTTCGCGGCCGACCGCGACAAGAAGGTGGACATGGTGCTGGAGCGCGAGATTCGCGAGAAGTGCATCACGCCCACTGGCGATCCGGCGCTCGCGCCCGACCGCCCAATCCCTGGGCACATTCGCGAGTTCTTCGAGGGTCAGGGTCTTCGCGCGTTCCTGGAGGAGGCCATCGACAGGGCCATCGCTGCGGGCAAGTTCGAGCGCGAGACGTACCGACGCTGGCTGGAGGAGCCCGAACCCATCGGCAACCCGAACGAGGGGGTCATCACATGATGCTCGACACGCCCGAGGACAAGGCGCGATTCCTCGCGTTCATGGGGTACGACGAGGAGCAGGTCGCGGACGCACTTCGCGACGACGTGGACGACCCCGAGGCGCTTGCCGCCATCGCCTGTGGACAACACCGCTTGAACGAGGAGCAAGATGCCCGTACACTGGAACGAGAAAGGCGTTCCGTGCAGGCAGAACACGACCTGACGGCAACTAACTGGAGGTAGTCGGATGGCAACAGGAGCAGCCACGGAGAGGCAGCAGGAAGTGCTGGACCTCATCAACGACGGGAAGACCGTCGCGGAAATGGCGAAGGCGCTGAAGCTCACGGAGAACGGCGTCCGCTCGCACATCAAGCGGCTCAAGGCTCGGGGGCTGGTGCCCAAGAGCTACGCGAGCCGGGGCGGCGGCAGGCGGCGTGGCCGTGGCCGGGGGCGCGGCCGGGCGGCGACGACGGCAGCGGCGTCGAATCGCTCGACTGCCGTCGCACGTTCCAACGGCAGCGTCCACCTGGACGGCATCCCCGCCCTGGACGAGGCGATCAAGCAGATGGCCGCCCGGCAGCAGGAACTCACGGACGAGCGCGACTCCATCGACGCTCGCGCCGAGGAGCTTGCCGCCGAGCAGGCGGTCCTGCGGGAGCGCAAGATCACGGTCGAGGGAGAAGTGGACCAGCTTCAGCGGGTCGAGAAGGCGCTGGAGACGGCCGTCGCCTAGAGCGGCTACCGTCCACGGGCGAGTCACGCGTAGGCCAGCGTGGCTCGCCCGTTGTTTTCGTTTCGGACTTCTACGCGCATGGGGGTGGGCAACATGGCTGGCGAGGACGTGATCGCGGAGTTCTGCGAGCACCACCACGGCTACAACGGGATCAGCGAGGACCGGCGGCAGCGGCAGGAGCGCGTGCTGCGCGAGTTCGAGGCAGCGCTAGGTGGGACCCCACTGGTCGAGGCCGACCACGACGAGGTAGCCACCTTCCTGCGCGCGGCGCTTGACCGACCGCTCAGCCCGAACACCGTCCGCCAGTACCGCAACATGCTCATGCCCTTCTACACGTGGGCGTGGCGACGGCGGCTCATCGACGGCGACCGCCTCCTCCGCATCCGCGACGTGGCCCCGCCGCGAGAGAGCACCGCGCGCTCGGACCCCAAGCCCTACTCGCGCATCGAACTTGACGCCTTCTACCGGGAGCTAAACGCGCGGTGGCCCTACGCGGCCGAGAGCACCATCGGACGCTGGCAGCAGGGCAACGCGGGCTACGGGCGCGTCTGGAAGCACGGCATGCGTCTCCAGATCGACGCCATCGTGTCGCTCGCGCTGAACGAGGGCATGCGGCGCTCGGAGATATACGCGGCGACCATCGAGGACGTGCATCCGCTGAACCGCTACGCCATCATCCGGGAGGGCACGCGAAAGGGTGACGGCCGTCCCAAGTTCCGCGAGGTCCCGATGCAGCCGCGAGCCCGCGCCGCGCTCCAGGCATGGCTCGACTGGCGCACCCTGCTTCAGCCGGGGCACGACTTCACCTGGCTCTGCCTGCACCCGCGCTGGGCGCTGCGGCCGATGAACTCGACGCGGTTCGGCGGCCTGCTCCTGACGGCGGGCGACTGGAGCCTGCACCGCTTCAGGCACACCTGCGCGACCGAGTGGCTGCGTGCCGGGATGCCCCTCAAGTACGTGTCGCAGTACCTTGGGCATTCGAGCATCGCGCAGACCGAGTGCTACACGAAGGTCGTGCGCGATGACCTGGAGGCGGCGTCCGCGCGAGCCGCCGCACGATTCGACCGAGCAACCGCACCACGCGAGGAGGCCAAGGCCGCATGAACGAGGACTCGACCGACGTAACAGACGACCGCATACAGCGCATCCGCGAGACGCCCGAGGACCAGCGCACGGGCGAGGACATGGCGATCCTGGGGATCGACAACGCGATCACGGCGGCGCAGAAGGCGATGGTGGACGCGGGGTTTGAGTTGGACCACCTGGTGCTCGTATTCGACGCAGCGTCCTCTCCGGACAAGAACCCGGACACGCCGCTGATGGGCATGGTCGTCGCGCCCCACCACCCCGAGTGCGCGGTGCCCCTGCTCGGCGGCGCGATAGCGTCGGTGCTGGGCGAGAACCCCGAGCTTGCCCGCCTGCTGGAGGGCGGCGGCGGCGCGCAGTCCGGCCCGATCCACCACCAGTAGCCATGGACCTCCGCGAGCATTTCCTCCCCCGCCACGTGCTTGCTCAAGTCGTGGCAGAAGGTCTACCGGCAGTTGGGCGATTCCCGATCCTGAAGGTCGCCACCGGCACGCTGAACAACTGCATATCGAGCACGCGCATCGCCAAGATGGTCTGCGACCACTACGGCATCCCGTCGCGCCCGGTGCCGTGTCAGGTTCTCGTCTGGAACCGCGCCGCGCAGGACCGCTCCGAACGCGAGGGCAAGTTCCTACTGCCCGAGACCAGGGCCGAGCGGGAGGCGTGGGAGGCCGAGGACGGCACCTACGCCCGCGCGGTCGGCTGGGGCGACATACCGACCAACGCCGACTCCTGGCCCGGCCACCTTGTGCTCGTCGTCAACGAGGAGTGGATCGTGGACCTGAGCATGGACCAGGGCATGGACCCGCGCCACGGGCTCGCCCCCGAGCCGCTGACGTTCCCCGCGCACCCGTTCCTGGACGGCGAGTTCTACCCGCTCTGGCACGCGGGGTCGGGCACGGGGATCGGCTACCTGTACGCGCCCGACAAGCCACCGTTCGAGGACAGCCCGGCATGGTCCTGGCCCGAGCCGCACTTCCCCGCCGTCGTGGCCGAAATTGTCTCGGAGCTTGACGGCCTTGATCCTCAGACGGTAATCAGGAGTTCCGTATGGGCCAAGTGAAGCCCGAGGTCAAGCGCCAGTTCGTCTTCGCCCCGGCCATGAAGGCGCTGGGCGAGCGGGTCGAGGCTGCGGAGAAGGCGGCCGAGGAGGCACGCGAACTGCTGGAGGACATGGCGGCGTCCGACGACCTGCTCGAACGACTCTGCTACCTGGTGCTCGCCGTGCGCGACTGGAAGGCCGGGAACCTCAGCGAGGACGAGCTTTACGAGCGCTCGCGCAACGTGCTCGACGGCATCCGCGACACGCTCCCCGAGGTCATCGTCGCGGAGCTTGGCGCGGCGTACACGCGCTAGGCCGCGACCGCCTGCTGCTCCTGCTGTTCCGGGATGGGCAGGGTGACGATCTGCGCGCCGTCGCCTGGCTTGAAGTCGGCCAACTTCGTCTTGATGCCGCGCATGGCCCCTTCCATTTCGCGCTTCGAGAGTCCGAGGCGACGAGCAATCTCACCCTGCCGGTAGTCGGAGTAGAGCAAGCACACGACCTGGGCCTCGACCTTGGAAAGTGTGTTTGGAATCGGGACTTTCTCGACCTCGACCTCCGAGAAGATCGTGTCCCGCTCGACGGCCAACCCATGCTCCGCTTCCCAGCGGTCGCGGCCCGAGCGCTCGACGCCGCCGCTGTCGCGAGCCGGTGCCAGGTCCTCGATGTAGCTCTCCGGGCGTGGCTTGTACTTCGTGCCCCGGTGCAGGTCCTTGGCGAGGTTGAAGACACAGGAGAAGACGTAATCCTTCTCCTTCATGTTCGAGCGCGTCGGGTTGTAGCTCCGGAGCGCCTGCCAGACCTTGATGCGGAACAGTTGCCGCAGGTCGTCGCGCTCGATGTTCACCGTGGCGACGTGAAGCTCCGTGGTGGAGCAGACCAGCCCCTCGTACGCCGCGATCTGCTGATCCGTGACCGTCCCTGTTGACTTCACCATGGTCGAGGACGCTAAGCCCCCGACCGGACGGATCGCGCGACGGCCGTTAGCGCTTGAGAACGTGCGGGGCGTAGGCGGCGACGAGCTTCTTGCCGCAGTCGTAACACCCACAGTGACCGGGGGCCAGGTGCGGGTTCACCGCGCAGGTGCTAACGGGGTGTAGTGGTGCTTTCATAGGTGAAGTGCTCCGGGACCCCGGCGACCAGGGAGAAGGCGACTCGGACCGGCAGCGTGGCGAGCACCCGCACACGGCCCAGCAGGAGCGCCCTCAGCGCCTCGCGGCCGTGGTGGGCGGCGACTTCCCTCACATGGGCCGCCTCGGCGCTCAGGACGCCACAGGAGCCCGCACAGGCCCTCATGCGCCCCGAGCCTTGGCGTTCCGGCGGATGACCGTCGTGTGGTAGTCCAGGAGCCAGAGCGTGTGCCCTGCCACCGTCCTCAGCCTTGCCAGCATTCCGACCCCCGTTTCGCGGTTGCTCGCTACCCCTAATTTACGATGCTGCGACAACTTCCCCCAGCGCCGCTTGCCACTGCGCCACGCCGACCTCCATCGAGCGTTCCTCCAGCACGTAGCGCTTGACGGATTCTCCGACTCTCGTTCGCTTTTCCTCGTCGGCCACCAGGTCGAACAAGACCTCCTCGACCTCCTGGGCGGACGACGCATGGAAACCCGTCACGCCGTGCTCGATCATCGGGTAGACCTTGGGGCTCGCAATGAGCGGGATGCCGAGCGCGCCCGCCTCCAGCCAGCGCAGGTCGGACTTGCCTCGGTAGAACGAGCCACGACCCGCAGGCGCGAGCGCTATGTCGAACATCGTCATGGCGGCCGGGTAGGTCTCCAGCATCGTGAAGGGGATGCTGATGGCCCGGTCCAGGAAGTGCTCCTTGAACGGCTCCGCGAACGGCTGGCCGATGGACACGAAGCACGTGTTGTCCTTCGCGAACATGACGTTGGCGACGGCTTGCAGCCAGCCCATCACCGCCTCGGCGTGCGCCGTCGCACCGGCCCACCCGATGTTCACCGTCGAACGCGGCGGGCGGGTCAGTCGGTAGCGAGCTATGTCGAGGCAGTTGAGGCAGACCCAGACCTGATCGTTGAACTGTCGGTAGCGCTTCGCCAGGTACTCGGTGGAGCAGATGAGCCCATCGGCGGCGCGCATGCAGCGTTCGAGCCCACGCAGGTACTCGGGGGTGAAGTGCTCGCGGAAGTCGTGGTCCTTCTTCCTCGGGATGCCGTGGACGTAATCGTCTATCTCCACTAGCACTTTCACACCAGCGGCCCGCAGCCTCTTGATGTGGTCGAGCCACGCCTGATCGGCCGGTTGCTGGATGACCACCACGTCGTAGTCGAACATATTGGGCCGCTGCGTGTTGTCGCCCACCTGCCCGGTGACGTGTACCTCGTTCGGCGGCACGCCTTCGAGGCCCGACCAGTCGGCCCCCATGTAGATCGCAGGCAGGTAGCAGCGGTACCACGCCGTGCGCGCCTTGCCCTTGCCGACGAACAGCGCCTTCACAGTCGGCCCAGGTACGGGATCGGATCGGTGTCGCTCTTGAGGTAGAGCGGGTGGCGGGGGAAGCCCTTCGCTGTCGTCCCCAGACAGAGCGGCGGTGAACCTCTAACGGTCGTCAGGAGTTCGAGCACGCGCTTGTCGCGGTCGAGGAAGCCGCCGTGCGCACCCCAGGCGGCGAGGACCAGGCCCGAATCCTTCGCCAGGTGCTCTAGCCATTGGTCGTTCATGGGGCCGACCGGATTGGCGGCGGCCATCATGTCCTTGGGCTTGGTCGCCCTGAAGGCGAACAGATTCGTCATTACGAACCCGCCCATGCCCCAGCGCTTGGCGAACTCGCGCACGCGCCGCAGCGTCGGGTCCAGCGAGTGCTCGTCGGCGGTGCTCGGGTTGAGGCCCACCACCATCAGGCGAGGGGCCGCCTTGTCCCACTCCCGCGTGAGCATGTAGCGGTACAGGCGGTCGGGGGAGAACGCGGCGGGACCTACTTCGTGACGGTCGTCGTTCATACGATCCTTGGAATGAACCGCGCGAAGGACTGGTTGCGCCACTTGGTCATAAAGTAGACCCAGCTTTCAGTCTCCCACGCGATGATTTTGTCGCTCTTGCGACCTCGGAACATCGACTCGAAGTGATAGGCCCGGACGTGCGGCTGGTACACGCACTCCTGCCCGGCGTTGAACACGCGGATGCAGTAGTCCACGTCCTCGTAGCCGAGCTTGAACTGCTCGTCGTACAGCCCGACTGTCGTCAGGCATTCGTGGCGGATGAACTGGAGCGCCCCCGTCACGAGACTCGGCTGCGCACGCTGCGCCTCGGGTAGGTCCTGCGGCCCGTACTGGAGCCAGTGCGAGAACACCCGGTCGAGGAACGAGAAGTAGTCGCCCGCGTGCTGGATCAGCCCGTTCGGGTAGAGCAGCAGCGCGCCGACTACGTACGCGAGAGTGCCGTCCTCGTCGGAGGTCTGCTGTCGCTGCATCAGTGGCACCCAGCCACGATCTATGAACTCCAGATCGGCGTTCGCGAGGATGGCGTCACGCCCTTCATCGAGAGCCCGGCGCAGCCCGACGTTCACCGTCTTCGAGAAGCCCGTGTTCTCGTCCTTGCGGTGAAGCTCGAACTCCAGCCTCGACTTCGCGCCGTCGAGCGCATCCACGAGGTCTTGGCGCGGCGAGCAGTCATCGACCACGAGCACGTCCGCGTCCTCCCCAGCCGTACGGTTGGCCGACTTCAGGCAGTCCATCACCACCGCGAGGTCCTGCGGCGCATTGATATACGTCGGGACCACGATCAGCGGGCGCATCGTGGCCCCCTCGGACGGCACGGGATGCCCGCCTTCTGCATCCAGCGCTCGACAGTGCTCTTGGCAACGCCCATTTCCGCAGCGACTTCACCCTGCGTGAGGCGTCGGCCCTCGTAGAGCGCGCGTAGCTCCTCTGCCGGGATTTCGCTGGTGCGCGTGTAGCGACGGCACGGGAACGTGGCGAGTTCAATCAGCGCCTCACGCTTCTTCGTGGCCGCCAGGGGAAGCTCCGACGCCAGTTGGAGGTTCGCTGGCCCCCGGATGACGACGACCCAGAACTCGCTCCACTTCTTCCTCGACCGGGGTTGGTACGGCCCGTTGACGCGCGGCTCGATCCCCACCGCCTCGCAGGCGGTCACGGTGGCGTCGATGATCGCCCGGTCGGTGTTCGCAATGGCTACGTGCCGGTTGCTCCCACCGCAGACGGACCCCTCACCGTCGATGATGCCCGCCAGGTACCCGATGGCCTGTTCGCGGGTCACGCCGGTTGCCTGCCCCGCCGCCGCTCACGCGCGCGCCACACCGCGAGCGCCGCGTTGAGCCTCGTCTGTTCGCGCTTGCCCGCCACGGGGATGCGCCCGTAGATGTGCGAGTAGGCGATGTGCGCCAGTGCGGCCACCCTGTCGAGCCTCATGCGAACACCGGCTCCGCACGGATCGGGTTGGCGACCGTGGCCTCCTCCTCCTCGGAGGGAGCGCCGGTCGGCTTGCCGCAGTCGATCCGGAACTGCGCGCTGCCCATGCTCGGGTCAGGCTCGATGGGCACGCCCAGAATCTCGTCCCAGCCCAGGCGCTCGACCTCGAAGGGGTTCATCCTGACGGCAGTTGCGGGATACGCGCACGTCGCGTTGTGCTGCCTGACGGCGGCCGTGATGACCGCCAGGTTCTTCGCCTCGGAACTCACTTCGCGAACCCCGCTTTCGGTGACGGGTCGATGACCACCCCGCCGAGCTTCAGGCAGTGGTCGATGGCGGTGGCCTGATACTGGAGCCACAGGTCGTACGGCGGCGTAGGCGGGGGCGGGGGTGTCGGCGTGGTGCTCACGTCCGGCCCAGCCTCTCGCGTAGCGGCTCCCCCCACGCGTTCGACAGGTCAAGGTCGCGCACCGTGGCGGTAGCGGCCAGCGCCTCGAACTCGGACCAGTCGCGCGTCGTGCCCGTATCGGCGCGACCCCTGCCCCACTTGGCCTCGGCCTCCTCGCGCGACTTCGTGAAGTAGTGGTTCACCCGCAGCACGTCGAACGACACGTAGTCGGTCAGCGGCCCCATCACCGGGTAGTGCTCCTCGTTCACCGCCACGCCGCGCGAGTAGGTGAACGAGTGCGGGTCCGTGTAGCCCAGGACCTCACGGGGGTTGACGATGCTCTTGACGTGGGTGTTGATCGGGTCGTCGTCCGGCACTCGACCGCAGTAGGCGTCGATCACCAGGTCCTCGGGCTTGGTCTCGTTCCCGCTCGGGCCGAACACGCACCAGTTGGCGACGACCGCCGGGTGATCTTCGTAGCTCGCCAGGACCTCCGGGAGCGGCATCCACCCGAACGGGTGTACCTCGACCGGGCTCCACAGGTACTCGTCCAGGTCGATGAACGCGAGCCACCGACTGGCGTCACGACTTTGCGACAGCGCCGCCTCGTAGGCGGACTTCTGCGCGACCTTGCCCGGCCACGGGCGCAGCGTGACGACGTTCTCCATGATGTACTCGCGAAGCTCCAGCACGGGGTTGTCCGTGGACCCGTTGTCGTACAGGTAGAAGTGCTCGACCCCGACCATGCGGTGGAACTCGATCCACTCGCGCAGGTAGGGCGCTTCGTTCTTGAAGATCGCCGCGACGGACAGGTACCTCACGGCCCGGCCCACCTGATCGTGACGAACGGCGTCCAGCGGCGCTGGCCCTTGATCCTGAAGGGCGTGTAGTGCCGATGGAACGTGAACGGGCCGAGCCGCGCCCACCACCACCGACCGAACCAGATGATCGTCATGCCGCTTCTCCAGTGTCTCGCTCGAACTCCGGACGACAGTCTGCCGTTCCGACCGGACGGTCCTTCTCGAAGGCGAACCACTCGCACTCGATGTGGACGCCCAGGTAGTTGCGCTGCGAACCACCCTCGTCGCCCTCCTGCGCCGCGTCGTACTCGGGCAGGTAGGTGACGGTGCCGTCCTCGTCCAGCCGGTAGACCTCGAACATCGGGCAGACCATGTTCCACAGGTCCAGGAAGCGCACGCCCCGCTCGACGGCGGCCAGGTTGTACTCGAACTGGACCACCTTCACGTCGTGGACGAGCTTGTCGCCAAAGCCCCTGAGCACTTCAAGCTCATGGCCCTCGGTGTCGATCTTGAGCCAGTCGATGTAGTCGATCTGCTCCAGGCCCATCATGTGCTCGCCCGCGAAGAACTGCGCCTCCTCGGTCGTGTCGATGCTCACGCCCAGGCGCTCCCCCGACTGCGCCACCGTGGAGGCGAGGTAGCACGCCGGGTGGGTTGTCTTGTAGAGCAGGCCGGGGTGATCGTGCGACGACAGTCCGACGTTGTTGCAGCGCACGTTGCGCGCCTCAGCGAACGTTCTCGCGAGCGTGCCGTAGGCCCCGGACTGCGGCTCGAACGCGATGATGTGCGCGCTCGGCAAGCGGCGCAGCACGGCGAGCGAGTAGTCGCCCACGTTCGCTCCCACGTCCCAGACCATCGGCGGCACCGTGGAGGAGCCCTGCGTCCTGCGCCACGAATCAGCGAACGCGTCGAGCGCCGCGTACTCGCCGTTGTCGATCACTCCACCGATCACGTCTCCGCTGACCATCAGCGCTCCTCCAGTAGGTCCAGGGGTGTGCAGCCGAACGCCTTGCAGAGACGCGCGGCGACGGCAGGGAAGCCGCCCACGACTTCGATCACTTCGCCGTCCTTGCCGAGCGTGTTGTCCGTGTGCGCCGACAGATCGCGCACCTTGCCCTTCTCCAACTTCTGGAGGTAGGACTTCGTGACCGGCCGTCGCCACGGGTCGCGCCAGACGCCCTTGCACGCCTCGATGAGGTCGTCGTAGCTCAGGCCCTTCTTCTGACGGTAGTCGGAGATTCGGCCGCCGATGGTCAGCGCCGACGCCAGCTTCTCCTGCTTGCCCTTGCGTCTAGGTGCCATGGTTCATCGCCTTGTCGGTCGCGAACACGACGACGGCCTCCGAGCCCGCGCGCGTGCGGCGCTTCATGTCGGGGTCTTCCTTCGCCCAGCCGCCGTCGATCAGTTCCTTCACACGCGGCGTGAGCACGTTCGGCGGCATGGTGAGCGCCAGGCACAACTCGTCGCGAGTAACCCCGCCGCCGAGGCGTGCCGCCTCCGTGATCGCGCGGAGGACCTTGGCGCGTTGCGTGCCTGAGCGCGGGTAGTTGTCGAGCGCCGCCTTGCGTGACGTGGCCGAGTCGCGAGCGAACCCGCCCAGGCCATTCGCGCTCGGGCTATCGGCGGCCGGGCCGGTGCCGATGGTCTCGCCCACGCGCACGATGGCGAACTCCTCGCCGTAGCCGATGCCCGCGTCGTCCAGCGCCTTGCGGAGTGCCGTGAAGTACGAGCGCCGCTCCTCCTGCGTGGCATCTTCTGACGGCCGTTGCAACTTCTGGATGGTGCTCACGAGGGGGCTCCTTGTTGTTCGATGCGGTACCAGGCAGCCGGACGCCCGATGCGCTCGACTACTCCTGCGAGGCGAAGCTGGCGCAGGATCGAGTACGTCGCGTCGTAGTTGAAGGCGCTCGTCTCCTGCTCGGTCAGTTCACGCGCCAGCGTGTGCGTGTCCTTGGCCTTGTCCTTGTCGGTGGGGATCAGCGGCAGGATGGCCCGCTGGTTGCGTGTCATGCGCGGTCCGTTCATGCGGCGGCCCTCTCCGTGTAGCGGTTGACGTGGCGGACCCGCTGCATCACCGGCTCCAGACGGTGGGGGTGGAACAGGCCGGGGTTCGCCACCATGACCTCCTTCGCGGTCACCGGGCGCTGCTTCCACGTGACGAGTTGGCTCACCTTGCGAGCGACGACTTCTTCCTCGAAGGCGAGCAGATGTACTGACGGCCGTCGCGGTCTCCGCAGGGGCACGAACGTCGCCCACTGCTTGATGGTGCGCGGCTTCTTGCCGACGAGGCGCGGCAGCGGGCGCTGCGGGCGCTTCAACTGCCGGGGGGCCGGTACGCGCGCCCTCACGGCTTGTCTCGCATGTCAGCGATGGCGAGGTCCAGCTTGAACTCATGCGTGTCTTCGAGTCCGTGCCGGTTCTTCGCCCAGATGCTCTCGGCGTCGTCAATGGACACGTCGCCCATGTCGATCTGCTCCTGGGTCGCGTATGGGTAGGGCCGGTAGATGAACTGCACGAAGTCGGCATGCGCCGCGACCTGACCGGAGCCGCGCAGGTGCGACAGCCTCGGGCGCTTGTCCACGGTCTCGATGCTCTTGAGCGTGTGGGCTAGGCAGACCACGGCGATGTTGAGGTCCTTCGCGATGGCCTCCTTCAGGAACCGGGCCTTCTCCTCGTCCTCGACCACCGGGTTCTGATGCCGGTCGTCCATGTCGAAGTACCGGAAGTGGTCGATGATGACCACGCCGATGTTGTGCCGCCGGATGGCCTCCACGATCAGCGCACGCATCTGGCTCGCCTTCAGCGTGCTTGTGAAGTTGAAGTAGAGCGGAATGTCCTGATTGGCCTTCCACCTTTTGACGATCCGCTGAAGCTCCTGCTGCGACAGCGTGCCTTCACGGATGGCCCCGCCGTCGATGCCCGCGAGCGACTGCGCCAGGCGCGCGTTCGACGGCCCCTCGCCCATTTCGAGCGACAGGACCAGCGTGCCCAGACGCATGTCCTCGGGCTTCTGCATCTGGCGCTCAGCGAAGTTGCGCGCCGCTCGCCACCAGCAGAGGCTCTTGCCCGCGCCGGGCTCGCCTGCGCTTATCAGTAGCTCGGTCGGCTGGAGCCCACGGGTGTACTCGTCTATGAACCTGTAGCCGAAATACGCGCCGAGTTCGATGCCCTGCGCGCGTGCCGCCATGAGCATCTGCATGTCGCGGGTGAAGCGCCGCCCCAGGTCGCCAAAGTCGTGAATCTCATGGGTGAGGATCGAGTCGGTGGCGATGCGCATGTACGCCTGACTCAGGTCCGCTGCGATCACGTCGGGGTCGCGCTGCTCGGCCTCGACCTCGCGCAGTGCCGTGTGGGCCAGGTCGATCACGGCGCGGAAGTCGGAGTGCTTCTTCACCACAGCGGCGTGGTCCTTGGCCTGACGAACTGCTAACTGCCGTTGGCCTTTCGCGAGCGTCGTCACCTTGCGAACGGCCTCGGCCTCTGTGGTGCCCGTGATGCGGGCGAGTTCCTTGCCGACGCTCTCCGCGATGACCAGCGCGTCGATGCTCTCGTCGGCGTAGTACGACTCCACGATCCGCTCGTAGATCAGCCGGTACGGCGCGAGGTAGAAGTGCGCCGGTTCGAGCATGGTTCCCACAACGTCAGCCACGACTTTCGGCTGCGCGAGAAGCTGCCCAACGACCGACGCCTCGGCCTCCTGTGAGTGCGGAAGCTGGCCGTCGCTCACTTGTCCACCGAGTGGCGCATGCGCGCCTCCGAGTCCTGGACGGCACCCTCGGCCCAGGAGAGGAACGCCGCCCAGAGCTTACGCAGCATGAGCGCGTGCCTCCACGAACGGCGGCGTGAGCTTCGAGACGAGCGTCAGGCCAGGGAACAGCGGGATCGTCCACGTGGTGAGGCTCGGGTCCGCCTCGGCTGCCATGCGCGCCTCGTACGCCGTCGAGCACCAGTGGAGGTACTGCGGCTCCATCGGGTGCGTGTCGTGCAAGATCACCGTGCCGTCCTCATGGGTGATCGACAGCGCGTTCCAGAGGTCCTTGGTCACCTGATCGCCGTCGTGGTCACCGTCCACGAACACCACGTCCGGAGCGATGGGCAGGCGGCCGTCACCGACGCGGCGGAAGAACTCGTCGCTCGGCTCCTCCCAGCGGTTGACGTTCACGCCCAGCGGACCGTTGACGTGCTCGAACGTCACGTCCACCGCGTGGCTCTCTGCGGCGTGCTGAGAGACGTGCCGCATGGTCGCCCCCCGGTCAACCCCTATCTCGACGTAGACGGGCCGCCTGAAGCGCCCGTACGCCTTCACGACGCTGGCGATGATCGCCGCGTGCCAGTCGTGCGGCGGTGGCGGTGGCAGCATGTGCGACTGGATCACCCCGCCACTCAGGCGCTCGTCGTCGGTCGGCGGTCGCGTGCTCATCGGTCCACCTGCGCCATCCGGCGCTCACGCTGGCGCTCGGCGCGCAGGTACGTCCTGCCAGCACGCAGCGCCGCTCGCGGAGTCGCCAGCAGATCGAGCCTGACGCAGGTCTCCAGGTAGCCCTCGACGCCCGCTCGGAACAGCTTCGCGTCGTCGGCGTACTGCCGCATGGTCCGCTTCAGCAGGAGCCCTCGGCCGATCATCGGTGCGACTCCACGGCTGCAACCTCATCGACCCGAACGGTTACCCAGCCGCCGTCTGTGTGGAGGAGGCGCGTCCCGAGGTCCGCGCCGGACTGCGCCTCCAGGCTGCCGGTGATCTGCACGCCCGAGCGCAGCGTCACCGTCGCCTTCGCGCTCTCCCGCTTGCAGTTGCGCGCCGCGTCTGCGAGCGCCAGTTCGATGCTCATGCCTTCCTCTCGATCTTCGGACGGTCGTTGCCATTTCTGATGACCTGCCAGCCGTGCTCGTTGAGCCACTGCTCGGCACGCTCTGCCTGCTCGGCGGCCTGCGCCGAGTCCGCCATGTCGAATGCCCGGAAGACCTGACGCTTCATGCGCTCCAGCTTCGCCGGGTCGATGACGGTCTGCTCGGAGCCCGTGGCGTCCAGGTCACCGACACCGTGCTTGTCGGCAAGGTCGAGCATGAAGTCGATCTGCTCGCGCAGAGTGCGGACGCCTCGCTTGCCCTTGAGAATGTGCGACAGGCGGTTGTACTTCCTCCGCTTGGCGTTGTCGCCCATGTGGAACGGCGAGCGACGACAGCCCCAGATCGAGCGCTGGCACTCAGCGACGGTCGCGACCTTCAGCGCCTCGTTGATGAGCTTGCGTTCGGCGGGGTGCAGCGCCTTGTCGCGTGGCTCCATCGCCTCGACGTAGGTGGCCCAGACGAGCGAAGCCTTGTCGGCAGTTTCACCTTCCCCCACACCCCCATCCTGTGGGTTCGTTGGTGTTTCAAGCTCTTGCTGTTCTGAAGGTCCAGACGTACCTCCCCCCCCTAAAGGCCCCCCCGCAGACGGCATGTCGAGCGTGACCGAAACGACCGGGTGAGACAGCAGCGAACGCACGTCGAGCGCGTAGCCGTGGCGGTCAACGAGGTCGCCCTGATCGTTCAGATCGAAGCGGCGCTTCACGCCAGTTCACCGCTATGAAGTTGCCAACGCGCAGCAGATGTGCTACAGATCACCAGTTCACCCCCGGTGCCCCGCGACCGCAGCCAGCCAAAGCAGGCAGTCGCGGGGCACCATTCCTTTCTCCAGTTCTACGCGGCCAGTTCCTTCAGCACCGCTGCGCCGACAGTCTCCGTTCCGAGTTCCAGGACAGCGTTGATCGTGTCCTTGTCGTCCTCAAAGTACGACTCCAATTGTGCCTTCGTCAGGCCGATTATGTGCCAGAACTCGTCGCCTAATAGCTCGTAAACAGCGCGGAGTTCTTCCGGCCCGAACTTCGTGCCACCCCCGCGCTCGTTCGCCGTGAAGCCGAGCGCGTTGCGCTTGTCCTCGGGCAGGTCCTTGATGGCATCGCGGATGGCCTTCTCCACCTTCTCCAGGGTCTTGCGCGCGAGGCTGATGCGCGGTAGCTCCTCGGCGTAGGTGGTGAACAGGTCCGGGTCGAGCGTGATGACCTTCTTGCGGCCCTGCTGCTCCTCGGGGGCCATAATCGCGATCTTCGAGAGCGAGTAGTCCGAGAGGCGGCTGATGATCGGGCAGTCGTTCGCTATCTCACACCACGGGCACCACTGGTTGAACTTGGGCAGTAGCCTCCGGTCCTCCAGGACGGCCTTCGTGGCGGCGATGAGCCACTGCTTCATCTGCGCGCGTTGCTTCTCCGTCTTGCGCGTGTTCACCTGACCGAACCGCAACTGGTCGTAGGTCTGAAGCAGGCGCTCGCACTCGGGGAACAGTTCGTGGATGCCAAAGTTGTAGGCCCACATCTGGAGGTCGTTGTGAACCTCGGCCTGCGACTTCGACCACTTCGAGGTCTTGTAGTCGATGTGGATGAACGACGCGTCGTCGTCTAGCCGCTGGTAGAGCTTGTCGAGCTTGAAGCGGAAGTAGATTTGCTCGCCGTCGTGGACGAACAGCGGCACGCGCATGTCGTCCTCCTGCGCGACGATCCGGACGCCCGTGTAGTCGCGGCCCTTGTAGATCGCCAGGTCCTCGATCAGGCGGTCCAGGTCGGCCGGTTCGAGCCACGGCCCGTACTTGGGGAAGACGCGCTCGACGGCCTCCTGCGGGGTCAGCAGGTCGTCCACTAGCTCGATGGCATCGTGGACCGCCGAGCCGTACGCGGTCGCGGGCGACTCGGCCTCGGGCGCATCGCCCATGATGAACTCGACGCCCGTGTCGGGGTGGACCACGGGGCTCTTGTCGTGCCGCCGCATCCCGAACGCGAATCGACGCGGACAGTCCTGGTAGGACAGCAGGTCCGTGATGCCGATTGCGTTGCCCGGTAGCTTCAACTGTTCCCCCGACGACCGTCTCGATTTTCTGGCAGTCGCCAGGCTAGAGACGGGGGAGGACGGCACCGCGAATCACGGTCGCGGCCCGTCCTCTGTCCTCCCCGGAGTCCAGTAGCCAGCCCTGCGCGGCGGCAGTTGTAGCAGACGGCGCGAGCGCCCTAAACCTGATGAGGCGTCATGTGCCTGCTCTTTCCGACCGTTTCTGCGAGGGGTTACCCCAGGCAGGGGAATCAGAGCAGGCCCGTCTCGCCCAGCCGGGGCCAAAGCTCGACCTCGCCCAAGGAGTCCTCGGCCCGTTTTGAGGAGGTCTTCTCCTTTGGGCACGAAGCCCTGACGGCAGTTCGACTTTCCCTGGGGCGCTTCAGCCGCTCGTGAACGGCGTCGAAGTCGCAGGGCCGCCAGACGTGTGCCTCCTGCCCGCACGCCCGCAGGGCGGCCAGCCACACGTCCTGAGCGGGCGTCGTCTTCCCCTTGTCGGTCTTCAACTCGGCGTAGACGATTTCCCCGGTGTTTGCGCGAACGAGCACCAGGTCGGGCCAGCCGGGGTTGCTGCGGCGGCTGTCGTACGTGTGGTAGACGAGCCAGCCGTAGAGCGTGGCAAGCTCGACCACCTGAGCCTGCCACGCCTTCTCGGTCACGGCTACTTGAGGTCGCGATCCAGCTTGCGCGAGACGCCGCGTAGCTGGCTCTCGTTGAGCGAGGCCAGGTCCTTGAAGCCGCGATCCTCGCGCGCCCAGCGCTGGAACTCCTCATGCTTCGCGGGGTCGGCCTCCTGGAGCCGCTGGACCTTCTCCTCGACCTCGGCTTGCAGGACTTCGAGCGCCGACCGCGTATCGGGCTCCTGAGAGCCGCTGGCGGCCTCCTGCGGGGCAGAGGCGACCTCGGGCAGGGAAACGTCCGCCGCACCGTCTGTCGCGGGAGGAGCGCCCTGAGACGCGGCCTCCAGCATGTCCTCGGCCGTGGCGATCCCCGTGCCCGGCACGACGAGCATCCCGGCGAGTCCGAGCGCGCGGCCCGTGGCCCCCGTCTCGGCCTTCATCAGCATGTGCGGGTCGGCGGTGACGGTCGTGTTGTTGCCGTAGCCGCTGGTCGTCAGGACCGGGATCATCTTGGTCGCGGGCGGCGACTCGATCACGGGGATGCCCTGGAGGATGCGTCCGCCGCCGACCTTGCGGCCACCGGCCCAGCGCTCGGGCACGTCCACCCACTGTGCGCCCTCGCGCTCGATCACCCGGACGCGCATCGTGCAGCACACGAACGTCACGTCCTTGCTCTCGACCTTGTAGTTCGCGTAGAAGAAGCCCGGTGGCAGCGTCCGGTTGCCGCCGTCGTGCATCGGCTCGACCGGCTCGATCATGCCGATCCAGTCGGCCTGCTTCTTCGCCATCAGGTCCCAGAAGTATTGGACCCGCGTCTCGACCTTGCAGTACGGCGTGAGGACCTGGTTGATGACCTTGCGCAGGACGGTGTTGCCGCCGCCCTGGGGCGTGAACGGCTCCTCGGGGAACTCCTTGCCGGGGATCAGCGTCAGGCCGCCGACGTAGCGCGCCGGGTCCATGCCGTCGTGCATCGGCACGTTGTCCTTGAACCAGGCGGCTATCTCCTCGGACGTGGGTCGCTGGTTGTACCAGCGCGCCCCTTCACGTCCGCGTGCCGAGCCGACCGGCAATGGTGCCCGCTGCTGTCCCTGTCCCAAAACCTACCTCCAGTTACGAGTTCTCGACCGAGGAGATTCTGGCCGCCGCGCCGGACGACTACGTGATGATCGTGTTCGGGTCCTGCCCGTTGAACAGGAGAGGGTCGGCGGCGTTGCCGCTCACCCGGCGCGAGCCCCGCTGTCGGCGCTCCAGGTGGTGCCGCGCGAGCTTGACGGCCGTGTTGCGGTCGTACCTGCGCGTCCCGGCTGGCGACGGCACGACGATGGGCTCCTTGTACGGCCACGGCGGCGGCTCGGGGGCGATCTGGTGGCTGAGGTAGAAGGAGCCGAAGCCGAAGAAGTTGTTGATGTGCGTCTGCGGCCCACCGACGTACTGCATGTCGCAGGTGAACCGATCAACCTCTGACGGCAGTTGCATCGTGTAGGTCCACAACGGCACACCGGACGGGAAGATCAGAGTGTGGACGTTCGGGTCCTTGAAACGGTCGGGGCCGAGGAACGAGCCCTCTGGCTGGTTGCCCCACGGCACCTGGACCTCATGCTGCGGCATCACCGGCCCGTTGTAGAACTTCCACCTGACCCAGACCATCCAGCCCTGCTGCATCGTCCAGCCGCTCTGAAAGAACGGGAAGTTGTTGTTCGGCCAGTCCAAGAACTCCTGCGAGACCGAGCGGATGCCGCCGTCGCCGGGGATGCCGAGGAACGCGTAATCGACCAGCGCAATCGTGGGCCACTCTCCAGCGGTGCGCCTGAAGTCACCGCTCGCGACGAGCGGACCACCGCGCTTCTGCGGCGGGATGGTCTCGCTCGCGAACGAGTTCCAGTTGCCCTTGCTCTGGTTGTACGCGTCGGTGCCGTAGTAGGGCGGCGGCATTAGGTCTCACCGCCCGGCGCGAAGAACGTGATGTGCCACTTGGGGTACGGCGTCAGGTCCTCGCCCGGCTGCGGGAACAGGCGGATGAACGCGGCGAAGTTGCCGCGCGGCATGCGCCAGAAGGAGAACGAGTCGGTCGCGCGGCTGGGGTAGTACGCGTCCTTGAAGGTCTCGACGGTGGCCTCCACAATCTGAAGGTACTCATGCCGGTCGTGCGGCTGCCAGTCGGCCGCCGTGCCCTGCCGCCCGTTCAGGTAGAACAGCGGCGGGAACAGCACGTCAGCGTCCGGGATATAGCCGACGACGATGTGGCCCAATTCGTGGACCATGCACTCGGTGATGAAGTTGAGCGTGTTCGGCGGGTAGCGGCTCAGCTTGTAGAAGTCGCCCTCCGCGTCCGGCCCGAGCCCGAGCGTGTTCCGTAGCTGCACGTCGAGCGTCGGCGTCGGCCCGGCCCCGATGGTGGTGTAGGCGTAGAACTCGGTGTCGATCTGCCCCGGCGGGATGCCCCCGACCGGACCTGGGTGATCGACCCACTGGACGCGCACGGTGTGATCGAACTGGCTCCACTTGAACAGGCAGGTGGGGCCGAGCACCGCCCGCGCGGCGTCCTCCTGTGCCTGGGTCGGTGCTGCGTTGAGGAAGTCGAGGACCACCTGAGAAGTCCTAACTCCCGTTAGGGGTTATAGGCTTCCGTCTGCTGCCACCAGAACGTGACGATGGTGGACGCCTCGCTGTCCATGGCCGTGATCGTGATGGGCACTTCCGCGATCCCGCCGCCGGGGTTGTCGAACACCGAGCCCATGATGTTCGGGGCGATGCGATGGTCCAGCGAGCCGGTCGGGAAGACGTGCTCGTAGATCACGCCGTGGTCGCCGGTCGGGGCCACGCCGATCCCGCGCGCCGAGTCGGCCGCCTGCGCGGCGGCATCCGAGTAGACGCGCACGCGCGCCGCCTGGTTTACCGAGCAGTGGATCAGTCGGTAGCCCGGCGCGAGGCTGATGACGGCATCGTCCACCACGTCGCCCGACGACGTGAACCACTCCTGCCCCGTCTCCGTGCGTCCGGCGGGCTTGTGGATGACCGTCGCGAAGCCGTCCGTGACGTTGACGGTGACGGTGAGGCCGTCCGGGGCGAACTCCAGGTCGGTGACCTCGTTCGAGACCTTCGCGTAGTGGACGTTGATGGACCCAGCGCCGCCGCCGCCAGCCGCCGCGCTCGGCGCGTAGATCGTCCAGGTGGTCTCGCCCGCCGACGTGGTGACGGCCGAGACGCCGACCTCGCCCGAGCCGACCAGTCTGATCGCGCCGACGCCCGCGCTGCCCTGCGCGGTGATCGTGCCCGCGCCCATGTTCCAGGTGTCCCAGGAGCCCGACAGGTAGCGGCGAGGGAGGCCGTCTGAGAGCACCACGCGCACGTCGCCGTCCTCCGCGCCCTCGGACGCGTCGGGCAGGTCGCCTACGGTCGCCACGGGGCGCTTCCAGTGCCAGTCGATCAACTCCGTGTCGGGGTCGATCTGGTTCGCGCCGCGCAGCGCTTGCGAGACGAGCGGCGGGGCTCCGCGCAGCAGCAGCAGCGACGGGATCACTATGTCCACGCCTGCGCTCGACGGCGGGTAGGTGCCGTACAGGGACGGGTCCTCGAACAGGCCGTCCTCCGACAGGTAGAGGCGGAACTGGCTCGCCGCCGACGACACGCCAGCCGATCCTGAAGGTACGACGACAGTCAGGAGATTCGCGCCCGCCGTCGTGTTCTGGAATGTGGTCGGTGGGTGGACGGCGCAGTTGAGCGGGATCGCCCCGGTGTCGGTGAAGGTGTCGGTCGCCCCCTCGGCCAGGAAGTCGTACTCGCCGCCCCCGGTCGAGCGGTAGAGCCGCCAGCCCGCCGCGTCTACCTCGGCCATCGCGTCTGCCATGCCCCACAGGTGGACCTGCCCCGACGCGTAGCCGGGGTCGCGGGTCACGACGACGGGCGGGCCGATGGAGGTCTCGCCGCCGACGCCATCCGTGAAGGTGATCGCGTAGTGGTAGGTGCCGGTCAGCAGCGAGCCCGCGCTGTAGTCGGCGCTCGCCTCGGGCGCAGTCGTGGGCGCGTCGTACTGCGCGGCCGTCGTCTCGATTTCGACCTCGGACAGCAGCGTCTCGCCGCCCGACGAGTCGAGCAGGGTGAACCCGACGTAGATCGTCCGGTCGCCGGGGATCGCGCCGCCGCTGGTCGCGACAACGGCGCTCGGCGCGGCGATGGGGTCAGGCAGCGGAGCGTGCGCGTCGTGGCGGTGCGTGACCGCGCCGACCTCCAGGAGCCGGTCCATGATCGAACGGTCCTGTCCGCCGAACGCCGCCCCGGCGTCGGTGATCCCCTCGCCCAGATCGAGGATCGAGATTCCCGAGAAGGTGCCCTTGTGCATTCGCTACTCCGATTCGTCCATGACAGGTGTGCCGTAGCCCTGAAACGTCACGTGGACACGACCTCGAAACTCCACATCACCGCTAAGCGACCACACGCCCACCTTGCACTTGGCTCCGGTGAACGCCTCGTTCTGGTCCGTATTCCACTCCATCACCAGGACGGAAAACATGACGGGAATCGCAGAATCGAGCTTGACCCCCCACCAGAACTGCGGCTCGACGGCCGGGTTGTCGCGCTCGCCCTCCAGGCAGAACAGCGCCTCGGTGAAGTCGAGGTAGGCGTCCTGCCAGTCAGGTACGCCCGTGGCCTTGCCGCTCACGTCGATCTGGAACTGTTGCTCGCCCTCCGCGAGCCGCTGCGGCTCAAGCTCGTCCTCGCGGGCCTTCTCCTCGCGCACGACGTTGATCGACAGCGCCGCCAGCGAACGCTGGAGCGAGTGCGTCTTGATGCGGCCCGCGCCGCGCTGTACGTCGCGTGGCGGCATTACGTGAGGTTGGCTCCGGGGCCACTCGCCGTGACCAGTTCGTCGCCCTGGCTGAGGTTGGCACCAGGGCCGCTCGCCATGACCGGAATGATGCCGTCCTCCTGATCGCCCCAATCGACCTTGCGCATCGCGTCAAGCACGCCCTGAATGTCCGGGGTGTCGATCAGCGAGCCGCCGAGCGTCATCGTGAACTTGGTGTTCTCGCCGCGCGTCAGCGTCATGTTGCGTTGCGCGATGTAGAGGCGCTGGGTGAGCCCGGTGGCGGTGTCCTTGACCACGATCTGATGGTCCAACTCGATTCCGGGGTTCGCCGGTATCTCGATCACCGCCGTCGCGGACTGCAACGCCATCTGGAGTGCGATCAGGTAGCAGGCCATCAGGCACTCAAGCTCGGACTTCAGCTTTGTGTCGTAGTGGAAGGCGTGCTTCATTACCTCGGCCATGCGGCCCTTCCACGGCGGGTAGATTTTCGCGCCGACGCGCTTGGGCTCGCCAAAGAAGTTGGTCAGCCCGATCTGCCCGGTGGCCTCCTTGTCCTTCTTGCCCTTGCTGAGCCTGCCACGCACGAAGATGGGCCACTTGAGCGGGTCGTCGCTGATCTTCACGTTCATGCCGGTGAGCAGATCGGTGTCGCGCACGACGCGCGTGGCGGACGGATCACCGAACACGGAGTTGTGGCGCAAAATCGGAACGCCAATCGAGTCTTCCCAAGTGGTGGGATCACCCATGAAGAAGACGAAGCCGGTCTGCTCGCACACCTTCTTCACCGGGTCCATCAGCGAGTCCGAGCGCGGCACGACGAAGTTCTCCTTGAGCCGCACGCCCGACTTCTCGACCTCCCATTCCTTGAAGCCCGCCCACCGGAACAGGACCTTCGCAACGTCGGTCACGTCATCGACCAGGATGAGCTTCGACTTCTTCACGTTCGGCTTGAGCTTGCGGTGACGCGCGTTCGTGGTGAACACCCCGGCGTGGTAGCGGCCGTCGTGACTCCACCGCCGCAGCTTCTTGAACGTCAGGCGAATCTCGGTGCCGTCGCCCACGTTCAGGTCCACGATGTTGTAGTAGGTGCCCTTCGCCTGCGTGGACTTGATGTGTCGAATGAACGGGATCGTCTGACCCTCGTCGTTCGTCACGTAGCCGTGACCGGGTAGGTCCAGCCAGCCGTTCGGGACCGGCTGATCGAACGCGTGCGCAGGCTTGCCCTTCAGGCCCTTGTTCTTCACGTGGACCGATATGAACAACTCCATGTTGTTGAACGCCGGGTAGAGATACAGGCGCTCGTACTTGCCCTTGGGCACGGCGAACTGGAACCACTCGGTGTGGTCCGCCGAGTCGTGGCCGCTGCTGATCCAGCGCGTCTTGTTGCTCTTGTCGATCCCGAACGCGGGCGGGTGGCCCTTCATGTGCGAGGACGCCTTGGGCTTACCCGCCGCCTTGACGATGATGGTGCTCTTGTCGCGGTCCGCGAAGACGACGGGCTCCCTGACCGTGTTCGGTCCGCGTATGCGCCCGAACACCACCTGGTCGGTGAGTATCTGTCCAAAGTCCCGCGCAGTAATGGTGATCTTCGCGGGCTTCGATGACATATCGAGGTCGTCCACCAGTCCGGTCCAGACCGGCAGCATGAAGTCCTCGCCGTACCCGGCCCAGGCGGTGATCTGCACGTTGCGGTTGAGCCGCTGGAACCACTCGTTCTTGGGCTCGGAGGGCGGGGGGAAACTCAGACTGTCGTTCTTGTATCCCCGCCAGGGGCTCAAGTAGCCCTTCTCGATGGTCCTGAAGATGTGCCCGAGCGCGCCGACCCGCTCGACCATGACGGTGTTCTCCACCTGGATCGTCGCGCGCGTCTGGCCGTTGTTCGCGAAGTCCTGCGCGAGGTCCATGTCGAGCACGCCCGGAATGTCCACGTAGTCCTCGCTGGGGGTCCACGTCGCCTGCCACGGGTGCTGCACCGACTGGCCGGGGATCGTGGCGAAGTCGTCGCGCGGGTCCCACTCATCGAAGGCACGGACGAGCTTGCCGCGCCGCATCGCCACGCGCAGCGTCGGCTTGACCCGGCCGACGTATGCCGGGGGGGTCTCGAACCAGTCGCCCCACTGCCAGCGGACCTCGAATGCGTCGTCAACGAGAGCCATGGGGCTAGGGGAGGGTGTCTTCCCAGACGCCCGATATGAAGCGCACCACGTCGAACTCCATCGTGTACGTCCAGTAGTGGTAGGGCGCGTTCGCGAAGTCGCGCGGGTTGCGCAGCGTGCGGTGCTTCTGCGGCTGGTAGCTGGTGAAGATGACCTCGAACTCCTCGCCGTCGAAGTTCCGCCAGTAGATGGTCTGCGTCCGGCTCCGCTCGAACCAGTCGATGAACGCCTGGTGCTGCGCCTTGTGGAAGACCGTCCCTGAAATCTTAATTGTCATCGGACTATCGTCGCCCTGCTGACGGATGAGCCCGTTGGCGCTCGTCGGCGCGGTGTGCTCGATGTTCCGCGCCTTGCCGAACGACTCCTCCTCGGAGTGGTTGATCGGCCAGTCGTACGTGGCACCTGTCCACGGGTTCAGGAAGCGGTTGGCGGTGCGCGGCATTAGCGGCCTGCCCTCCTGGCGGCGGTGAGCGACGTTCCAAGGGTGTCCTCGATGGCCGTGTAGACCGCATCGGCAGCGCCGGGGTCGTTCACTTCCACGTTCACCGTGGGACGGTTGTGGACGGTGATGTTCGAGCGCCGGGGGCCGCCGCCGAGCACGGCGCGGCGAATCTCGTAGGTGGTGGGGAGCTTGATGTTGTCGAGGTTCAGGTCGAGGCCGTTGGCGTCCGAGTTCAACTGCTGCTTCAACTGGTAGATGCGCTGCTTGATCTGGCGGCGCAGGTTCTTGTTGCCCTTGATGGACTTCTCCAGCGCTTCGAGCGACTGAATCTCGGCGTCGGCGGTGAGCTTGCCGATGCTCGCGTAATACTCAATGTCGTCGTACTTGCCCTGCTGGATCGTCTGGCGACGGTTCCGGCGCGCAGTGTTCACCGCCGCGAGGGCCTGGTTGCGCTCGGTCGGCGTCTGTGCCCTGCGGAGGTTGCGGAGGGCGGCCTGAAGCTGGATCGTGGCCTGCTTCACCGGGTCGTCGGTGCGCGAGAGCGCGAGCGCGGTCACGGAGTCGGCGTACGCCTGAGCGTCGGCGCGAAGCTGCTGGTGGAGGCCCTTCACGGCCGCGAGGTACTGGCCGTACGCGGCGCGAAGCTCGGACGGCTTGTACTTGCCGGACGCCTTCATGGCGTTGTAGGCCGCCAGCGCACCGCTGACCGCCGCGCGCGCCTCGCCCGCCGGGGTCTTCGCCGTCGCCTGCGCGACCGACGTGTTCGCGTTGATGAGCGCGACCTGTTCATCGACCGCCTGCTTCTGGAGGTCGTACTGCTGGGCGATGAGGTCTTGGACCTGGTTCGAGTTGCGACCGAAAGTCCTGATTGCCGCTGCGATTTTCTGGCCGATGCCACGCAGGCGGATACCGATGGCGTTGGCGGGGTCGCGGGCAGCCGCGAGGTTCGTGGACGAGTCGATGTTCGTCACGTCCTGCTGGAACTGCTGTTCGAGAAGCTGCTGCTGAGCCACCTGCGACTGGCGCGAGTTGCCGGTGCCCTTGACCTTCTGCATCGCCCGCCGGTAGGCCGCCGCGATCCTGGACGGGTCACCGCGCGCGAGCACCAGGTCGTCCTGGAGGTCCTTCGACGCCTGCGCGATGGCCTCGCTGACGAGCGTCTGCATCTGGCGCGCCGCGTCCTTGCCGCCGTGCGTCTTGCCGATCTTGGCCTTGGCCTCGTTGAACGCGCGCGCCTCGGCCCCGGCGCTGCCGTCCGCGAGCGACACTGCCTCCTGGTACTCCTGGTCGATCTGCGCGAGCGTGGCCTTCACGCCGTCGCGTGCGGCCTTGATCGCCTTCGCCTGGTCTCCGGTCGGGTGAGCCCCGCCCTTGGCGATAGCGGCCCGCAGAGCGACCGCAGCGGCCCCCAGGTTCCCCTTGTCGGTGCCGAGCCCTTCGATGGCCGCCGTGTTGCCCTGGACGTACGCGATCAGGTCCTTGGGCGAGAGCGCCTTGAGTTCCTGGAGGAGGCTGATGTGGTGCTTCGCGTCGGGGCCGAGCACCGCGCGGGTCTGCTGGAGGAGGCGCTTGCCCGCCGCTACGTCCTTCTCGGACCCGCGCGCGGTCTGCGTCTCCTGGAGGGCCTTGTGGACCGCATCCTGAGCCTCCTGCCTGGACGCCTTGCCCTGCTTGTAGAGGTCCACGACGGCCTTGGCGTCGGCCACAATGTCGCCCACGAACCTGAACGGCACCGGGCCGGTGTACGACGGCTTGGGCGGCGGCGCACCGAACAGGCCGAGCTTGTTGTTGAACCCGGTGTTGGGACCGGGCGCGTTGAACGGATCGTCCGGGCCGAAGCCCTGCTGCGTGCTCCCGAGCGGCGGCGCATCCCGGAACAGGCTCGTCGCCTGCTGGTAGCGCGTGGGCCGGTGGCGCACGAACGCCGAGTAGGGCTTCCGGCCGTTGATGACCTGCTGCTGGAGGTCGTAGTAGCGCTGCTCGGTGTCGCGGTTCAGCCGGTCGGTCGTCGGGTCGTAGAGGTCACCGAACGAGTGGCCGAAGTCGCCCTCCCGCCAGCGGTCGGCCTCGGCCTGGCTCTGCGGGCCGCTGCCGAGACGGTCGGCCTTCTTGCCCTGGTTCTCGAAGTAGTTCTTGAGCGCGTCGGCGGCGAAAAGCGTGATGAGCCCGGCGGTGAACAAGCCACCCATCGAGCCCGCGAAGCCGCGAAGTCCTGACGCCAGTCGGTCGATCCCGCCGCGCGCTCGGTTGAAGCCGTTCGAGACGCGCTCGGTGACCCCACCGAACCTGCTCTGCGCGGCGGCTATCTCCTGCTCCTGCCGGGCGATCTTCGTGGCCTCCTCCGAGACCCGCTTGGCCGCGCCGGGGCCACCGGCCACCGGCACGGGGCGATCCGGCGTCGGCCGGTCCGTCGTGCCGGGCTGGTGGTAGATGCCAGCCTCGCGAGCGACCGTGGTCGCATCCTTGCCCTGGCGCTTCGCCTGACGCAGGTTGGAATTGCTAACGGCAGTTTCAGCTTCGCGGGCGGCGATCAGGCGCGCCTCGACGGCGGCAAGCTGCGCCTCGGTCTCGGCCACCCGAGCCAGCGAGTTCGTGGCCGCCGTCTCGGCCGCGATCAGGCGTCGTCCGGCGTCGGCGCTGCCAGCCTGCACGGCGGCGGCCTCGCGCGCGGCGACGGCGTTGCGCGTCTCGACGGCGGTGGAGGCAGTGAGCCGCTGCGTCGGCAGGTTGCGGGCCAGCCGCTCCTGCTCGTCCTGGTAGAACTTGACCTGGTTGCGCGCGGCCTCCTGGAGCGTCTTGCGCTGGAAAGTCTCGGGGCGCTGCTTCAGGAACCCCGTCTGCGTGACCTCGCCCGTCTCGGCGTTCAGGCTCGGCGGGCGGAAGCGCCGGATCAGCCGCAGGATGCCGTAAAGCTCGGCAGCCACGACGACGGCCTCGCGCACGCCCTTGGGCAGTTCGTTGACCAGCGACAGGACCTCGGTCAGGGCCTTGAGGGTCAGGTTCAGTGTGATGAGCAGGCCACCGAACGCGTCGAACGCACCCGCGCGGCCAAGCTCGACCCCGATGGCCTGGAGGTTGATGCCGACCTCCTTGGCGCGCTCGGAGACGGCCTTCAGCCGGTTCTCCAACTCGCGCTGCGCGGAGCCCTTCGACGCCTCGGGCGACGTGTCGCGCAAGATGTTGTTGTAAAGCTCGGCGTTCTGGAGGATCGGTGAAATGCGCGACGACAGTTGCGGGGTCGCGAGCGCCGACGCGAGCTTGTTCACGTCGGGTCCCTTGATCTGGCCCGACTGAACCTTGCGGATGGCCTCCTGGTAGATCGACGTGATGTTCTGCGTCGGGTCGATCCCGTAGCCGCGCAGCGCCTCCTGCGACTTGGGCGAGCGCTGGATGATTTCGGCCGACCGCTGGAGCGCCGTGCCGATGTTCACGCCCGAGCGGCCGGTGACCTTCTCGCCGGTCACGATCAGCGCGAGCAACTGGTTCAGGTCGCCGCCCGCCGCGCGCCACGCGCCTGCGGCCTGGCCGGTGCCCGCTACGGTGTCCTTGATCGCTACGCCGTAGTTGTTCTGGGCCTGGTTGACCTGATCGAGAATCGTCGCCAGCCGCTCGGCGGGCAGGTGGAACCCGTTCACGATGGCGGTCAGGTACTTGGTGGAGTCGGCGGCCGAAAGCTCGCCCACCTTCACGCCGTAGAGCGCCGCCTGTGTGGCCTGGAAAGCGGACTCCTGGTCGTGGAATATCTTGCCCATCCCCTGGAAGGCTTCACCCACCTGGTCCACGGGGAGGTTGAACTGCTGAGCGAGTTGCCGTAGCTGCTCGCTGGCCCGATCCGAGTCGAAGCCCTCGGTGATGTAGTTCGAGAGAATCTGGACCTGGCTGGAGGCGTCGAGCGCACCCTTGCCGAGAGCGGTGACCGCCGCGAGCGCGCCGTACGTGGCCCCGGCGGCGGCGGTCCACCCGGCGAACTTGCCGACCGTGGCCCCGACCTGGAAGCCCATTTCGCGCAGGGTCACGTTGCCGCGCGCGGCGGCGCTGATGAACTCGGTGGTCAGGGCTCCGTGCTTGCGGAGACCCTGTGACGCCAGTTCGCGCTTCTGTATGTCCTGGGAGAGCGCGGAGTTGACCGCCTGCTGCTCGGTGAGCATGCGGCCGTCGAGACTCGCCAGGAGACGCTTGGCCTCCACCTGCCGCCGCAGCGCCGCCGCGTCCTGCTCGGCGTTGGCCGCCTGTGGCAGGATGCGCGACTGCTGGGCGGCCACGGACGGCGGAACCGGCTGCTGGAGTCGGGTGGCCCTGCGCTGGGCGCGTAGCTCCTCCTCAAGCGTCCTGGTGCGGTTCTGGTGGGCGCGCGTGTTGCGCTCGGTCGCGCCCGTGTCGGCCTCGGTCGCCCTGGTGCCCTCCACCCGCGTCCGCGTGGTCTCGGGACCAAGCTCGTCGCGCACCGCGCGCTCGGTCGCCCGCCGTCCCGGCCTGGCCCCCTTCGACTCGGCCGCTACGTCCCGCTGAAGTCGTGACTCCAGTTGCGCGACCGACTGCTTGATCGCAGCAAGACGCGCCTCGATTTCACCGAGGTTCGCTCCTGCTCCGCTGGGGTTGTTGAAGTCGGCCACTAGCCTCTAATCAGGGCACTCGCTGCGTCGTTCTTCACGGGGTCCTCGATCTGGCGGTCCGGGTCCGCGTCGGTCTTGCGCTTCTCCTCGACGGCCTTGAACCACTCGCGCAGCGCGCGGTTGTCCAGCCAGATCGCCTCGGGCGGCTGCTCGTCCTTGGGAAGCTCCTCGAAGCCGAGGATCGCGATGGCCCTGTAGATGGCGTCGTGCAGCTTCCACGGCGCGTCAACGAGCCGGTCGATGCCATCGGGCAGGAGTTCGCGTACCGTGCCAAAGTCACGAGCGAAGCGGACGGTGTTGATCCACGCTTCACCCGCTACGCTTTTCCCGCCTGGTCGTCGTTCTCCATCAGGTAGAAGGCCATCTGGATCGCGGTGACGACCTCGGGGGCCGCCGACTTCAGGTGCTCCAGATCACCGAACTTCCGTCCGGACTTGTCGGACTTGAGCGTGCCCGCGACCCACTGGTGGGCGTTGTAGACGTGCAGGAACTCCTGCGTGCCCTCCGCGCGGATGCGCGCCTGCCTGATGATGTTCACCAGTTCGGACTTCTCCTTGGCCCTGAACGCCTCCCGAGCGGGCTCCTGGATGGCCTGAAGCTCCTTGTCGAGCGCGGTGTAGTAGCCGTGGACGTGGTTCAGTAGCTCCACGTACTCGTCCTCGGGCCGCTCGCTCTCGGGCATGTCCTGAAGCTCGTCCAGCCGCGCCTGGTCACGGTCGATGTGCTCGTAGAGAAGGACCGGCTCCTCGTCCTCGTCGCTCGGGTCGTCCTTCGCGAGCGGGTCGGCCTCGATGGACATGACCTCGCGCTTCGCCTTCTCCACGTCCTCCGCGTGGTCGAGCGACAGAAGCTCCACGATTATGTCCTCGGTGTCGGCCTCGGACAGGAGGCGGTCCATTTCCTCCTCCAGGACCTCGTACGCGTTCGAGCCCTCCATGCGCAGCGCGCGGGCCTTGCGCGCCTTGGCGGCCAGCGCCTCGTCGCGAATCTCCTTGTGCTCGAACTTGTTGGGCAGCCGCAGCCAGGCGTGGAAGTGCTCGGGGTCCTTGCAGGAGCCGCGCTTCGCCTGCTCGGCCTCGCACTCCTCGGGCAGATCGAGGTAGCGGGAGTACGCGAAGATCGGCGGCTGGGAAACGTTCCCCTCCTGCGCGCCCTCCTGCCCCTCTGAAGTCTCGACGGTCGTCACGGTTTCGTCTACCTGGTCTTGGGGCTCCATCACTGGTCTCCTTCTCGATGTGCAAACGGCCCCGGAAGGGGCCGCGCTTGCCGGTTTACTGCTCCTACCCCCATGGGGGCCACGATGCCGTCGTGCGGCCCCGGCTCAGTGGCCGGGGCCTATGTCAGGGCGCGAGGGCGCTAGGGCCGCTCTCCCTTGTACTCCTTGAAGCTGCCGCGCTTCGACTCCCACGTGATGGCGAAGTCGGTCGCCTGGTTGACGCGCGCCGGGGTGCCGGGCGGCTGGAACTGCGCGTCGTTGACGTACAGGGTCTTGAGGATTTGGCCGGGGTTCTTGGGGTTCTCGACCAAGACCTCCAGTTCGACCGAGTTCTGGTTGAACCAGCCGAAGACCTCCGCGCGCGAGACGCCCGTGACCTCGGACAGGAACGTGAAGAACGCGTCCTTGTCCTTGGCGCGGATCGTGATGGTGCCGTTCGCGTTGGTCTCGGTGAGCGTGTAGCCCACCACGTCCTCGGTGCCCATTTCCCGCTCCAGCGTGCCGGTGCAGGTGGCGTCAAGCTCGAAGCTCTGCACGCCGCCGATCCGGTCGCCGTTGACGAGAATCTTGATGTTGCGCCCGCGCACCGCGCCGGGCTTGACGAGCGTCGAGGCGTGGACCGTCTGCGGGAACGCCTTGGCCGCGTTCGTGAAGTAGCAGAGCCGCACGTCCGCGCCGTTGGCGGGCGGGTTCGTGAACGTCACCGTGCGCGCGCCCGCGCCCACGGTCGTCGGGGTGACCGTGTAGTCCACGTCCTCGGTCTGGAGCGTGCCGTCCACGATGACGCCGAACACCGACTTGAAGGTCGTGCCGTCCGCGCCACCCTTGCGGTAGCCGACCGCGTTGTTCGGGGTCACGAAGTCGTCGGTCGCGCCGTCGCCCGTGAAGAACGCCTCGGTCGGCGCGAACTCGCCGTAGAAGAACGCGCCGCCGGACAGGTCCACGCTCTGGGTGGCGTTGTCCGTCACGCCGTAGCGGTAGGCCATGCGGGTGACGTAGTAGCCGGGGATCAGGTGCCCCGCCTCCACGACGCCCGCTGAACCCGTGCTCGGGTCCTTCCACGGCGAAGCGATGTTGATGGCGCGACCGGCCACGTCGAGCCAGTCGAACTCGGTCCCGTCCGCGACGGTCTCCGCGACCGACGCCGAGCCCGAGGCCGCCGCCGAGACGCGCCCCGAGAGGAACGCCAGAAGCTCGACGGACACGTCCAGCGACTCCAGCGAGAACGTGAAGTCCGGCTCGCCCGGAACCTTGTCCACGGTCTCCCGGTTGCCGACCTCCAGGATGCGCTCGATGGGCACCTGAACGTTGCCGAGACCGGCCGACTGGATGCGGTCGATCACGTTGTTGCCCGCTACATGAAGGATTTCCCCGGCTCGAACGCTCATGCGGTGTCTGGTCTCCTGGTGGGTTGGGGCCGACCCTCGGGGTGCAGCCTGTCGCGTAGGTCTTGTCCGGCCTGGTTGATGCTCTTGCCTTCCAGCGTGGCCTTCAGCGCGTCCACGGCGTCCACCGCGAGAGCGTTCAGTCGCATGCGTACAAGCGCCTTGAACTCGTTCACGCCACCGACCACCTGCGGGTCATCCAGGTTCAGATGAGGCTCCACGCTCCGCTCGAACTCTCCGAGCATCTGCGCGAGGTAGCGTCGTCTCCGACCCTGTATGTACCGAGTGACCAGTTCCAGTAGTTGCCGCATACGCCAGTCCAGACAGCCCTATTCAGACGTAATATACGAACGGGCGTCAGAACTTCTAACGGCGACGGGCACCGCGACGGAGCACTCCCTCGCGGTAGCCAGAGGGCCTGGCTTGGCCCAGCGCGGCGTCGAGGTCACGCACCACGTCGCGCACCGACTCGTTCATCAGCTTGAGCCACAGCGCTTCGACCGTGCGCACCGTGTCGGTCAGGAAGTGGCCGGGCTCGATGGGGTTCTGAATGTGCATCGTGCGGCCGGTGCTGGAGGGCCTGAACAGCGGGTGGTTCTGGCTCTGGCCGGGGTCCGGCGCGCTGATCGGGCCGCTGAAGCCCGTGCCAAAGAACCAGCCCTTGACCTCGCGGCCGACGAAGCCCTCATCCAGGCCGAACTCCTGCGCCTTCCAATACTCGAACTTCTCCAGTGCGTCCAGCCGCGTGATGCCGACGACGCCCGCCGGTACCGGCGTCGGCACCGCCTCGGACGTGGGCAGGGCCTCGGACAGGTGGGGAGGGTTGCCGGTGTCGCCGCGCGGGGTGCGGGCGTCCTGGTAGAGGCGCATGACCTCCTCGTTGGCGACCTCGGCGCACCGCTGCGCGAGCGCGATCAGGTCCTCCTGGAACTGCTGGTAGGCGCGGCGCACCAGCCGGGCCTGATTCTGCGCGGTGCGGCGCACTGCGGGGTCCGGCGAAACCCTAACGGCCGTTACGAGTTCCGCCTCGACTTCCACGAACAGCTTGTAGACCCGCTCGACCTGAGCAAGGTCCGGGAGGATGCGCTGAAAGTAGTCAGCCACGGGGGGCTACCCCAGGTTGTCGCCGGTCCAGCCGATGCGGCGGAAGAACCACGCGAGCGCGCGGCCAGGAGGCGTCCGCCAGAACCATCCCCGGCTACTCATCGCTCGCGTAGAAGGTGTCGATCACGGGCAGGGTCACGGTCCACGCGTTCTCCTGCCACGGCTTGGGCTCGGGGTGAATCTGCCGCTGCGACCGTGGGCCGGGGTTCTCGACCTCCAGGTAGTCCATGATCGGGTCGCCGTCCTGGTTGTAGTCGAGCAGGGGGATCAGGCCCTCGTCGTCCAGCGAGTCGCGGATCGTGCCTGCCAGCGCCTCGCCACGCTGCGGCGTCGTCGCGAAGACCCAGAACTCCAGCACGTGCGTCCGCTGGCAGAGGGAGGAGCCAAGCTCCAGCGGCTTCGTGCCCTTGTCGAAGTTGAAGCCCGCCGCGACGTACTCCTTGTCGAGCGGCCGGTCGTTGAACTGCTGGTAGTCGAACGCGTTCAGCATCGTCACCGCGTCGGCGGGGATGCCGTGCGCGGCGAGCTTCGCCCGCAGGTAGTCCTGGACGGACTGCACGATGATCTGCTGTCGGCTGATGTTCGGCACGGCTACACCAGTACCAGTCGCGGCAGACGCCTACGCCAGCGCCGACGCCAGCGGCTCATCGGGGCTCCAGTTGCAGCACGTAGCGGAACACGTCGAGTTCGGTGTCCTCCACCTTCCACTCGCGACCGCGCACCCGCGCGTACTTCGCCTCGCCGGACGAAATCGGGTAGTAGTCCATGGGGATGAGGACCTGCATCGGCCCGCCCTCCTGGACGCCGATGGGCTCGAACTCAACTCCTGATTGCAGTCGGGAGTTCGCGAGACGCCTTCCCACCGACGCGGAGCCCGTCCACTCGGTGAAGCCGGACGAGACCGGCTCGACCCAGGGATCGAGCGGCTGGCCGGACTCGGGGTCGAGCTTCGTGCCGGGCGGCCACACCGTCTCGGTCGGGAACATCAGCACGACCTGCTCCCCCACGTAGTCGGTGAGGCGCTTCTGGGCGTCCGCGAAGGCGGCGTTGTCCATGGCCCCTACCCGAACAGCCCGAGGCCGCCGAGCCCGTCACCGCTGACGAAGCCGGTATGCCCGCTGACGCCGCCGCCGCTGTAGTCGCCGCCGCGCGTGGGCATGTAGCCGCCCGTGTCGTAGATCGTGTACGGCTCGACGGCGATGGCGACCTGCACGTCCTGCGCGGCCAGGAACGAGGCGTAGGTGTCCACGCCGACGTTGCCCGTGCGGCGGATCATGTCCAGCGCCTCGTCGCGCTGTGCGAGGAGCGCCTTCAGTTGGTCGCGCAGCATCGGCCCGTTGACCGACCACTCCCACGACTGGAACTCGTTCTGGATCGCCTCCGAGACCTTCGCGCCCTTGAATTCGTGATGGAAGTGGTCGAGCGAAGCCTGGACGGCAATCACGGTTTGCTCGGGCAGCGTCAACTCGCGGCTGGTGCGGTACTCCGAGGGGGCGTTGTAGTCGGGGTCGCGCTCGGTCACTTCGAGGGCCGCGCCGAACACGCCGCCCGTGTAGAAGATGACGCTCGCGACGGCATCCGCGATGTAGTTCTTGACCTGCTCGTCCGAGAGGCCCCCTACGAAGCCGCTGGTGAGCGCCTGCGGCCCGTCGAGGGCACGACGGACCCTCGGGATCATCACCCGTACGTCCCGAGGGTCCGTCACCGCCATAGCTCTACTTCACCCGGAAGCGCCCGCCCGGCCCGTTCTCGGGCGTCGGCTCGGGCTCGGGGGTCAGGGCGTGAAGGCCCTGCTCCTGGTCGATGGGGTCCGGGGACGCGGGCGGCGGCCCCTCGGCGGACGTGGCGGCTGCGGCCTCGGGGGTCGCGACCTCCTCGTCCTGCGCGTACTCCCCGATGGGCGGCTCCCCGGCGGGCGGGACGGCTGCGCCGGTCTCCTCGGCCACCGTGGCGGCTCCTACGGCCGCGTGCTCCTCCTCTGCGACCTCGCGGACCTCTCCGTCCCCGACGACGCTCACGGGGCCTGAGACCTCCGGGGGCTCGCCCGCCTCGGTGTCGTTGTCGCCGCCCAGGCGAAGCTCTGGCGGCAGTTCGGTGATCGTGCCGACCGGCGGGCCGGACGGGGGCGCGACCGTGTGGTCCTCGGGAGCGGCCGGTGCCTCGGGCTCGGGGGCCGGATCGGCAGGGGGCGCGTCCGCCTCGGCCTTGGCAGCGGCGGTGGCCTCCACGTCCTCCACGGGGGCGACGGTCTCGCCGGTCGTGGTGGTGGAGCCGCCGATGGACCGGCCGATGGGCCGCTGCTCCTCGTTGACCTGGAGAAGGTGGCCGTTCGTGAACGGGTTGTCCTGCTCCAGTCGCGGCGCGTTCGCCGTAAGGATGCGCTCGTCCTCGGTGAGCCAGACGGTCTCACCGGGCATGAGCGGCTGGCGGGTCTGCTTGTGCTCCTGGTCGTAGACCGAGACCCCGATGATGAACCCCTTCTGCTCGGGGTCCACGCTTGCGGTGTTGTTCTTCCAGAGCGTCTTGTCCTGCGGCATGTCCATCCTCCGGTTCGCTTGTTGACTGCTCTACTGCTGAACGCTAACGGGGCGGCCGGTCGTCTGACCAACCGCCCCGTCGATTCCCTACCCCCGGTGCGTCCCTTGAAGGCGCTTAGGTGAGCTTGATGCGGCCGAGCCGCCCGAAGTCCGCGCCGTAGAGGAGCATGCCTGCGGCGCGCTCCGTCTCCCAGCGCTTGTAGAAGCCCGAGCGCTGGAGCGTCTGGACCTTGGCCTCGTTGCCGTAGTAGGTCAGACGACCGGCGTTGCGGCCGACGAGCCAGAGTTCGTCGTTGGGCAGCGCGAACTGCCCCTCGAAGTTCTCCTGCTCGTTGTCCAACTGGACCACCGGGTAGCCCTTGTAGACGCCGATCTGGCCCGAGTCGAAGACCCGCTCCTGGACGTTGGGGCCGAACGCCAGGCCGATGTTCGCGAGCTTGCGGATCGCGTACCGGGTCCCGACGATGGACACCTTGCCCGCCGACTTGAGGGCCACGTTGTCGAGGACCGAATCGACCTCGGCCGCCGTGAGCGTGCTCGCGGCGAAGGAGCCGAAGTAGGCACCCGACGTGACGGCCCGCTGGATCAGTTCCACCAGGCGCTCGGCCGGGAGGAGGGCCAGCTTCTCCGACGCGTGCGCCGAGAGCTTCTGGAACGTGCCCCAGAAGTCCGTGGCGATTTCGTCGTCGTGCAGGTCGATGGCGGCGACCATCCCGTCTCGCGGCATCGTGGTGCGCGAGTAGCGCAGCACGTCCGAGAGAATCTGGCCGCCGGGACCCTGCCAGTAGGCCCGCATGCCGTACAGGTTCTCGTTGACGTAATCGACGGAGCCGAAGCCGACCGTCTTCACGTCGATGAGGTCCGGCAGAATGTCCTGCCGGGTCGTGTCGTTCCAGGCGTTGTTCAGGAGGTCGAACGCCAACTCCTGAAGGTCGGCCTGGTTCTGCGGGCGCGAGAAGTGCTGAGCAAGCTCCGCGTTCGAGCGCTCCATCAGTTCGGCGCGCCGCTCCGCGTTCTCCTCGGACCGGACGGCCTTGAGCGTGTTGAAGATCACGTTGTCCATCTGGTCTCTGGGCTCCTCGTGTTTCTCGTCAGGGTTTCGGTGTGGAAGGTGGGTAGGTGCGTTTGCTCGCGCGTCAGGTCAGGTCAGGGGCCTAGAACTGCGCGGCCCCGAGCTTGCGGACGGTCAGGATGCCCTCGTTGGCGACACCCCCGGCGGGCTCGAAGCGCCGGAACTCGATGACCTCGAAGTGGTCCTTCAGGACCGCCCCGGCGTCCGCCGACTTGCGCCACGCGCCCGGCCCGACCTTGCCCGTCTGCGGCGTGGCCGCCGGGTCGTAGCCGATCCGGTCGCCGGGCTTGTAGTCGGCCGCGACGATCTGGGTCAGGTGGAACGCCCCCGAGAAGTACGTGCGCACGTAGTCGCCGTCGCTGATCGGGAGGTTGACGATCTGGTTCGGACCCAGCGCCTCGTTGTACTGCGAGCCGCTGTTCTGGTCCGGGACCTCGATCTTGCGCATGGCGATGGCGACCTGCGACGGCGCGACTGCCGCGCTCGACACGTCGGCCGAGCCGCCGACCGCCTTGTAGCAGAGCGTGTCGCGGCCGTTGACGGTCCGGTTGACCGGAACGACGGCCTGGCCCGGTCGGATCGCGCCCGAGGCCACGCCTCGGGTCCAGACCTCGCCGGGATGCGCCACCGAGACGTTGGGGAGCGCAGATGCGTCCTTCAGCGGGAAGATGCCGTAGTCCATCTTGGTTCTTGCTCCTCGGGTCTCGTTCGGTTCAGGTGGTGGTGGTCAGATCAGGTGGTTCAGGTGCGGGGTTGCCCTAGAGCTTCCCCGCGCGGGCCATCGAGAACAGCCCGCCGACGACGTTCTTCTGCGCGGCCTCGGACGGCTGCGCGGAGGCGTGCTCCTCCTCGGAGGCACCGGCCGTCTTGCTCCGCGCAACCTCGTCGCGCGTGAAGACGGTCTCGTCGCCGTCCGCCTCGGTGCTGGCCTTGGCCTCGTCCGGCTTGACGCCGTACGCCTCGGCAAGCTCCTCCAGGCGCGCCTCCCACTCCGGGTCCTTCATGGTCCCGGCCTGCTCGGTCAGGCGCTCCTTGGTCTTCGCGCCGAGCTTGGCCTTGAAGCCCTCGCCCAGCGCGTCGAGACGCTTGGTCTTGAGGTCGGCGGCGGCGGCCTTCTCCTCGGCGTCCGAGACCTTCTTCTCGGCTGCCTCCTTGGCCTCCTCGGCGTCGGCCTTCGCCTTCTCGGCGGCGGCCTTCTCCTCCTCCAGCGTGGCGACCTTCGCCTCGGCGGCTTCCGCCCGCTCGATGGCAGCGTCGAGCGTCTTCTGCTCGGGCCGCTTCAGCAGGGCCTCGTACTCCGACTTGGCGACTTCGATGGGGTCCATGCTGGTTCGAGTCCTCCGGGGCTTTCGCGTATCAGTGCGGTGAGACCGTTCGTGGTACTCCGCTACTTCTTCTTGGAAGGCTTCGAGGTTCGCGTGTGGGTCTGCGCCTCTGGCCCCCCGAGTTCCGTAGATGAGTCCGGTCCCGGTGAAGCAGACTTGGCGTAATATACGAACGGCAGTTGGACTTTCCCCCGCCCGTGCCGTGTAGCCACCGCTGGGGTTCGACTCCAGCAGGTGCGAGCACCAGTTCGCGCGCTCTGCGCCGCGCGGGAGCTTCTGGTACGTCATGCCGCACGTGGAGCAGGAATACTCCGGGGCCAGGCACTCCATGGACTGCATGAGCGTCCCGGCCTTGTAGTTGTGCATGGCCTCCTCGACCGCCTCGGGGAAGCGGTGCGCCCAGAGAGCCAGGGCCGTCTCGATGCGGGAGCGTGGGACCTGATGCTGGTCGGGCGTCTTGAGCACCGTGTCAGCGATCAGGCCAACGGCTGTACGAGGATCGTGCATCACGGTCACGGGCATGAACATCGGCGTGACCGCCTTGATGGCAAGCTCGCCTGCGGTCCACATCGCGCCGTTGCGGTTCGCCGCGTCGGCCTCGACGTAGTGGCCGCCGAACCACGCCAGGTTCGGATTCGGTGCCTGCGAGCGCATGCGCTTCACCGAGTCCGCGAAGGCGAACTCCTCGATCTGCTCGTCGGTGACCGTGAGCGGCGAGACCGGGGCGACCATGAACACCTTGTCGCCCCGCTCGAAGACCTGCGTGCCCTTGGGGAACTTCACCGGCATGCGCGCTACACCCGCGAGGGCAAGTCGGACTTCCACGCGACCAGGAGCGCGACCAGCGCGACGATCAGCGGGACCGGCGCAGGCAGCCCGAGGGCTACCGCGATTGCGTAGAAAATGGCCGCGACGATGACTGCGACGAGAAGCTGAACGAGCGCGCCCATGTCGTAGTTAATCTACGAAAGCGCGACGGTCGTTCCCGTTTCCGCACCATGTCGCACCACGAAAGCCCCGCGAGCGCCGACACCAGGACGCACGCGTAAGCACGATCCTCACGAGAGAAGCAGCGCGAGGAGGGCCACCTGGCTCTCGTCACGGCTCACAGCCCCCGTGGTTGAAAACGTAACTGCCGTCGCAACTTCGTGGTGGGCAGTTTGACGTGCCAGTGTTGACACTGTGACCGCACTGTGTTCACGCTGGGTCGTGCGGACTCGGGCCTCGGTGCCCACGGCTATGCGGGTCTGCTCGACGGCAGCGACGAGGACGCGGCTGGCCGTCCGGACCCGCAGCGTCGAGCGCGAGCGCTTGTGCTCCTCGCGGCGGCGCGGCGGCGGCGTCTCGCGCGGCAGGCCGGTGACCACCTGCTGCACCGGCTGGGGCGGGATGATCGTCGCCTGGATCGCGAGCGTGAGCGTGCGCGTCGTGGCGTTGTCCACGTCGTCCAGCACGTCGGCCTCGACGGTGGCCTGCCCGAGCGCCACGGTGTCAGGCAGGTTCACGGTCAGCCGGTCCGACTCGATGGTGAGCGGGAAGACCACGCCGTCGAAGTCGATCAGGCGGGCGTCGATGATCGCGGGCTCATCCAGCGTGTAGGCCACCGAGAACGCGCCCCCCGGCACGTAGCCGCTGAGCGCGCCCCACGTGATGACCGGCGCATGGGTCCGGAGTGTGAGGTCGAACGACCCCGACACGATCTACACCGACCAGTTACCGGCGAGGTCCTGCACGAAGACCTTCACGTGCCAGGTGCCGTCCGCGCCAGCCGCCGTCTCCAGGTCCGCGCCGTCGATGGTCGTGGTGACCGTGGAGGCCGCCGTGACCGAGCCGCCCGTGACGTTCGCGGAGCCGCCGGTCGTCGGTATCTGGGTGCCCGCCGAGTGGATCGAGTTCGTCGCCGGGACCACCTTGACCTTGTACGCCTGAATGTCCACGTCGGCGTGCCACACGGTGTCCGACGTGCGCTTGCCGGTCTGCTTGCTGATCTTGCCCGGCGTCGGCCCGCTGTCGATGGTGACGACGGGGACGGTGGTGTCGAGCGTGATCGAGTCGGTCGCGGTGGAGGACTCGTTCCATACGTCGTCGCGGATTCGCCACGTGAGCGTCTTCGAGCCGTCGCCGGTCGAGAGGCGCACGGCCATCGACCCGCTGAGCGTCTTCCATGCGGACGCGCCCTCGGTCGCCTGAATGTCGGCGTCGAACGCGGCATCGACGTTGCCCCATATCTTGATCTGGTAGCCGGTGGTGTCCGGGTCCGTCGTGGTCGGCCCGAGCGTCACATCGCGCGACGTGGTGTACGTCGCACCCGAGTTGATCGAGCCCGCTACACCAGCGGGGCCAGTGGTGTCGAGTACGAGGTCGAAGAAGGCTGACATGGAAGCTCTATCTGTAGTTGGAGGTTCGGACGGCTAGATCGCGAGTGCGATGGCTACGCCCGCTGTGCCTGCTACTCCCGCGGCTCCAGTGCCGTTCGCCGCGCCAACCGCCCCGGCGACGACGCTCGTCGTGCCGGTCCATCCGCTGTTGTCGCCGTACAACAGGTGGATCGCGCCACCACCGCCAGCGCCGCCGCCGCCAGCGTTCGCGCCGCCCTGTGCGCCGTTGCCACCCTTGGCCTCGAAGGCGAGGGTGCCAGCGAGGGTGCGGGCGACGACGATCAAGAGCCCGCCAGCGCCGCCGCCGCCGCCGCCGACTGCCGTGGTGCTGCCCGCGCCACCGCCCGAGCCGCCGCCACCGCCGAGTAGTTCGATGCCCGAGAACAGGTCGTGAACGACCCCCGAGACCAGTTCGGGCAGCGAGCGTCGGATTCCGCCGCTCGGCGGGGTTGTCGCGGAGGGGTTGCCGCCCGTGCGCACGCCCGACGCGCCTCCGGTGCCCCCGGTGCCACCGTGTCCGGTTGACCATCCCTGCGTGCCGACCGGGTTGCCGTTGCCGTTGATCGCGCCGCCAGCGCCACCGGGGTAGCCACCGTGGACCGAACCGGGCGCGGCTCCCGTGCCCCCAGACTGCGTAGAGGGTGTGCCACCGTTGCCGCCGTTCGCGCTGATGGTGCCCGCGCCGCTGAGCGTGTTCTTGACGAAGACCTTGTAGCCCGCGCTCACGATGCTGACGCCCGTGTTCACGGTCAGGTCCGTGAAGTACACGTCGCGCGTGAGGGTGTAGACGCTGCCCGAGCGGGTCGCGCCGGGCATGATCGGCCGGGAGGCGAGGTTGTCGGCGCGCATCGTGTAGCTCCCGGCACCGCCGAACGAGGCCATCGCTTCCAGGCCCGCGTACGCGGCGAGGGGGGGTGCGGTGAGCGAGCCGCTGAGCGAGTACCAGGTCCCGACGACCGGCGAGTTCTGCACCGCGCCGGTCACGTCAACCTCGCTGATGAGCGTGCCGTCTGCCTTGAGCCACCGGGCCACGAGCTTGAGCGAAGTGAAGGTCCCAGCCTGGGCCTTCATCTGACCGCTGAAGTCCACCACCTGCCCAGGCACGACGTTCTGACCGCCGATGAAGCTCGATAGGCCACCGGGGTACATGAGCAGGATGCCCGCGCCGGATGCGGTCGCGTTCGATAGCTCGAAGGCGAAGGAGCCACTACCCGCGCCCGCGTCGGAAACTCTCGTCGGACCTGACCCGGCACCGCCCCCGGTGAAGAACCCGGCCCAGCCCGTGGTGTTCGACTCGGCGTCCGGGTTCGCCAGCACGTTCGTCGGCGTGACCTGCGCGGTCCACGCACCGTCTGAACCGTCCCCGAAGAACCCTGCGCCAGTCGCCGCGATGCGCGTGTACTTCGAGCCGTCGAGGTTCGCCCACAGCGCGTCGTCGGTCGCCGCGTAGAGGCCCTTGTTGCTGGCCCCAGCGGCGGAACGGGCAGAGAGGAGGCCGCTGCGAATGTTGTGCTGCGACATAACGCCATCGGAGGCCACCTGAAACATGAGGACAAACGCGGGTGAACCAGCCGTGGCGGGGGCACGGTAGACCGAGAACACGTCGCCAGCCGCACCCGCGACGGCCTGCCATGCGGTCTTCGACGTGTCGATCAGGCGGTCGGTCGTCGGGTTGTAGTTCGAGTGGAGCGCAGCGTTGTCCGCCGTAGCCGACCTGAGCGTGCCGCCCGTGCCGAACCTGACGTTGCCAGCGCCGGTCAACAGGGCAGACGAGTCGAAGGTGCCAACGGTAGCCAGCGAAGGTGAGCCCGCCGTGGGTGCGGCCCGGTACACCACAAAGCGGTCGGTGCCGTCGCCCACGGAAATGACCCACATGGCCTTGGACGTGTCGAGCAGCCGGTCTGTCGCGGGGTCGTAGTTCGAGCGCACCGTGCAACCGTCCACGAGGGTCGAGCGGACCAGTGCGCCCGTACCGAACTTGTGGTTGCTGCCAACGGCCGTGATCTGACCCGTCGAGTCAATCGTGAATACGGAGGTCCACGTGGGCGACCCGGCGGTGGCCGCCGCCCGTGCGACGGTGAGCGTGTCACCGCCGCTGTACGTGCCCTTGACGAGCCACCCCGGCTTGCTCGTATCCGAGAGGCGGTCAGTGTTGTAGTTGTAGTTGAAGATGAGCGCGCCGCTGTCGGACCGGCCGTACAGCGAGCCGGGGGCCGTCGTGCCGAACAGGGTGCCCGTGAGCGGCAGGGACCCGACCTGCATCTTGGTCCAGGACGCGCCGCTTGAGAGGTAGAGGCCCGCCTTGTCGTCCGAGTCCGTGACGATGTAGAGCCAGTTCTTGTTGCCCGCCGCCGCAGCGGGCATCCCGGCGAAGGTCCCGATCCGGTTGTGCGCGATGGCGTCCGCGATCCCGTCCTCGATGTTGTTCAGGCGCGCGGCCGTGCCAACCGTGCCGGTCGTGCCCGAGCCGTCGTCGTCCACCCACGTCGTCTTGGTGTAGTCCACTAGGGGTTCCAGCCCTGCGTGTCGCTGATCGCGTAGACGTTCACCGCGTAGGTGCCGTCAGCGGAACTCGGAAGCTCGGGGTAGTCCTCATCGACGGTGACCTGGAAGCCCGAGGCGATGGAGAGTGGCCGGTCCAGGCCGCAGCGCCAGAGACCGCACACCATGCCGAGCCCCGCGAGCCGCGTGCCGGTGGTCCGACTGGCCCCGCCGAACCGGACGAGCCACGCCCTGATGTTGCTCGCGTCGGTCGTAGTCGGCGTGAACTTGAACGTGACCGTCTTCTTGCCGGTGACGCTGCTGATCCTGTGCGGTGCCGTGGTCGGCGCTGCGTCCTCCGTCGTCACGGAGTCGATGGAGACTGCGGTCGCCATGGCTTAGCCCACCACGGCGTCGAAGTGCGTCTCCAGCGTGGAGGCCGTGCCCTGCGCCTTCCGGCCCAGGTCCTCCTCGGTCAGGTCGATCACCTTCCCGTCAACGACGATTTCGCGCTGCTTCCACTCGAAGTTCGCCTCGTTGGGGCCGAACACGGCCGTCAGCGAAATCCTGACGAGCGTCACGGTTTCCTCGGGGGCCTCGGGCTCCACGGGCTGGCCGGTGAGGACGCCGACGTACTCGGGCGAGCGGGACAGCGCGGCCTCGGCCACCTGGTCGCCGTCGCTCACGCGGATCGTCGCCGTCGCCAGCCGCGTCGTCAGGCCGCTCCAGAGCCATTCGAGTCCGTCCGGGGTGACCACGGGCTAGTCCTCCACCGGCTCGGTGCCCTTCACGCGGCCGTCGTCGTCGTACAGCACGCGCTGAGCGCGCTGGCCTGGGACGTGGATCGTGATGGGCGGAAGCTGCACGCTGGCCTGCGAGGCGACGGCTGAGGCGAGCACGGCCAGCAGGGGCTCGACGCCCGAGGGCTCGCCCACCGTGACGTGCTGCATGGCGTGCTCCTCGTCGGCCGTCTCGGTCAACGGGTCGAAGCCCCACTCCATGGCCGCCTTCACGGCGTCGTTCATGGAGCCGGGGCCACGGAAGCTGAGCGCGACGGTGACGAGCGCGTCGTCCTCGTCGCGGCGGCCGAGAATCAGCGACGTGTCGGCCGGGTCGCCCAGACGGACGGCCCCGAGGCTGGAGACCTCCAGGTCGCTCACCGGCACGACGCGCACGGGACCCTGGCGGTCGGGGCGGCGCGTCTCGACCACGCGGCGCTCGATGGCGCTCACGCGGCCCTCGCTGCGCGTATCGTCGTGGTCCTCCAGGATGCTCAGCGTGCGCTCGCCTACGCGCGTGACCCTGCGGGCCTCCTCGTCGTAGATCGCCTTGATCGTCTCGCCGGGGTTCTGCGCGATCTTGCGCTTTGGCCTGGCCGGGTCGTCGCCACCAGGCGTGCGGCCGGGGCCGTTGTCCTGCGGGCCGACGTTCGGTGAGGAGTGCGGCACCTGGCCGGGCGCGGGGGCCATGACCTCATCGAGGCCCTGCGCCTTCTGGCGCTTCTTCTCCTCGACGGCGGCCTCGAAGTCGAAGCCCGCGAACTCGACGGCGTAGCGCAGCGGGATCGCGCCACGGTCGAGCAGCTTCAGGATCATGTCCGTGAAGTAGTTCGTGCCCTGGAGGACGATCTTGGGGTGCCAGAGCTTCGCCGGGCCGCCCGTGAACGTGTTCGGGTTGCGCTTCGCCGTGGGCTCGTAGGCCGCCGCGACGATGTGCATGCTCACCATCTTGCGGTCGGAAGCCACGACGCGCGTCAGGATTTCTACCTCGGACTTCATGCCCTCGGTCCCGGCGTTCTCGCTGGTGTGCTCGGGCACGCGCGTCATCGCCTGCGACAGCTTGCGTCCGAGCAGGCGGCGCTTGTCCGGGTTCATCAGTTCCTTCAGTTCCGGCGTCAGAATGTCGATGCTGACCCGGTGGTCGCCCACCATCACGCCGGACCGCCCTGCGCGGCGCACCACGTCGCGCAGGTTCTCGACCTCGCCCGGCTGCGCGGGCTGCGCGTCCGAGCCCTTCTTGGCGATCACGATGTAGTTCGCGCCGCCCTGGAGGAGCGAGTAGTCCATGATGTTCAGGAGCCGCTTGGCTTCGAGGAGAGCGAAGTTGCGGGTGAGCAGCGGCCGGGGGTACTTCCACGCGCCCTTGGGGAAGAACGACCGCTCGATCATGCGCGGGTTCAGCCGGTAGAGCGTGAGCCCGGCGATGGTGTCGTCCGGGTCCACGGGGGAGACCTTGTGCTCCTCGGTGAACAGCGTGTAGGCCACCGGGTCCTCGGAGCGCATCTGCGCGAGCCGACCGGCACTGGTGCTCGGGTTGAACCGCTCGACCAGCCACCGCTTCAGGTTCTCGTCGGGCGGGAGGAAGTAGAGGTCGCCGCCGCCGAACAGGTCGTTGCCGACGACGCGCACGTGCTCGGCCGGGAGGAACCCGAGGAGCGGGCTGGTGACCGTGCGGGTGCGGTAGCGGTCGGTGCCCTGCGGGATGAAGCTGTAGCTCTCGCGCGTGAACAGGGTCACGCTGATGATCTGGCTGGTGATGAGCAGTTCCCGGTACGCCTCTGCCTGGACCTGCGGCAGCTTCATGTTCTTGGCAATCTCGTCGTAGAGCGCGACGGTTACCTCGTCCGGGTGCGTGTTCTGGAAGCCCTCCCCGTACGCGAGCGCGACCAGCGCACCGATGGTCGAGCCCACGTCGTCGTCGCGCTCGGCCAGGTCGCGGGCCAGCCGCATTTCCCCGAACACGTCGGAGGGGGGACTGAACTTGGGCCGGGCCAGCATGGAGCCGCCCTGGTTCGCGTACATCTGGAACGTGTTCGAGTTGCCGCCGAGGTTGAACGCGGCCGACTCCTCGAAGTAGGTGGCGACCGCATGCTGGACCGCGCCGTCCGGCAGGTCCGTCTCGTTGACGATCAGCGTGCCGTCGCCGTTCTCCAGCCTGGGCGGACCCTCGCCGCGCCACCCACCCACTGAACTGATGGGATCGCCGCGATGGTCTACTAGCTCAGACACCTTCGTAATCTACGAATCGGAGCCGGATTAAGGCCCGCTGGGAACGGATTAAGGGCACGTCATCACCAGGATTAGCGCGAGCCACCACCGGCTCTAGCCGATTTCCGGACCCTCTAACTCCCATTCGAGTTTCGCTTCGTCCGCGATGAGGAGCCCGAACAGCAGACCCATCGTGCCCTGGCTCGGTGCCTCGTTGTTCGTCCAGAGCTTCAGGCACTCGACGGCGTGTTCGAGCTTGGGGCCTTCGAGCCCGAGCGCAGCGGCGAAGACGTAGCCCGCCTGGCTGACCTCCTCCTGGTCGCCACCGTTCGTGACGGCCACGAAGTCGTTCCAGCGCTTGGCGGCGCGCTTGATCGCCTCATGGCTGGCGGGAGGCATCGTGAAGCCCGTCTCGTCGGGCTCCAGGTCCTCGGGGTCCACCAGGTCCACGGGCTCCCGCGCCTCCTGTACGGGCTCCTCACGGCCCCAGAAGGCCAGCAGGTCTTGGAAGGTGTCCGGGCAGTCCACTAGCTCCCCCTCGATAGCAGGGTGTAGGCACGCGAGCAGAACTTGGCCTCCTGCTCCATGCGCTCCATTTCCTCGGTCAGACGCCCTTCGAGCCGCTTCAACCGGCGGCGCTCGGCGGCCAGGTCGGGTTCGGCTTCAGTCTTCGCAAGCTCGACGCCCTTGTCGGTGCGGGGCTTGCCGTTCATGTAGAACTCCCAGCCGTCCATGCCGTCCCACAGGTCGGCTACCTCATCGAGGCGGACGCGGACGCGGTGGCGCGCGTGCGCCAGGTCGCCACCCGTGTAGGCCGCGAGCATCATGTACTCCTCGTAGCCGTCCGTGCGCTCGGCGGGGCTGGTGTCGCGGACCCTGAAGACCGGAATGCGGAGCATGTGCGAGGCGCGGAGGACCCTGACGGCCTCGTCGCCCGGCGTCTCCTCGGCTCCGGTGTCCTCCTCCTCGTCCATCCCGTCAGGGATGCTAGGACGGTCGTCAGACGTTCCCGGCGGCTCCTCGACCTCGAATTCGCTCGGGTGCGGCAGGCTAGAAGTCATCGAGACCCCCGCCGAGTTCCTGCCCGCCCATCACGTCGCCGCCCATGTCCACGGCGTGGTCCATGACCGGCTTCACGGGGTCGATGGCGAGCGCGGCGTCTATGTCGCCCTGCTTGAAGCTCATCGCCATGGCGCGCATGGAGTCCAAGATGTGGTAGGCGTTCGGCTTGCGGCGAATGCCAGCGATGGCCTGGAGGCGCTGCGGTGTCTCGCGCGTCATGTCGTCCGTTATGTCGGTGTCGAACGGCAGCAGGAGGAGGCCGCTGTCCACGAACTCGCGCAGGTAGCGGGTGGCCGCCTCGATGAATGGCTGCTCGGTGATGTAGCGCGTGATTCCCGTCAGAACATCGGTCTCGATCTTCACCGATGAACCGAACTGGTCCTTCAGGCGGCCGTTGTCGTTGACGACGAACTCCTTGCTCACGCCCACCGGAATCTTCTGGTTGAAGAACCAGCCGCGCAGCACGTCGGTCAGGAACGGCGGTGGGATCAGGCCGCCCTCGCCGTCGTCGTCCTCCATTTCCTGCACGATGGCGTTGCCGAGGCCCGTCTGGTCCACGCCGAACGCCCGTAGCTCGGAGCCAAAGTGCCACGCGATGGCGTACACGGCCTCGCGCACCTGGCGCGAGCGGAAGCGGACCAGATGGATGCGTCGGATCAGCTTCAGCCGCATGACGCGGCCGACCTTCTGGTGCGCCCAGATCGTGATGACGGTCGGGGACTGATTGAGCCCCACGTCCATGCCCGCGTACACGTTCTTGTAGCCGCTCGGCAGGCTGAAGACCTCCGTCAACGGCAAGCCTTGCTCGTCTACCTCCTCGACGCGATACTCGTTGAACTGGTACTCCTGCGTGTTGTACGTCGAGTCGTCCGGGTTGCCGTCCTTGCCCTGATCGACGCAGGACATGAGCCGAGCCAGATCGAAGAACGGACTCGACGCGCCCCCAGCCTCGCCCAAGATATTGCGACGGTAGTCAGGACTTCCCGTGCCGCCGTATTGGCCCTTCGCGAACTTCTTCTGCTCGCCATTCGGTCCGGGCCAGTCGGGGCGCATGAGCGCGGTGATGTTCGTCACCCGGAACGCGTTGCCGCTGGTGTTCTTGTAGAAGCCGCCGCCCTTGTTGCCCGAATGCACGCCGTAGATGTGGTAGTGGAAGTCGGGGTTGCCCTCCTTGTCCACCGTGTCCTTCATCACCGTCTCTGCGATTTCGGTGTAGCCCTTCTCCGGGTAGTCCTGGCCCTCGTCCATGATGAGGTCCGGCTGGTGCTGGCCCTTGACGCCCGTGCCCAGCTTTTGCGGGATGCGGCCGACGATCTTGGTCCCGTCGATCAGGTCGATGCCGAACGGCCGGTGCGTGAAGCCGGTCTTCTGGCCGCGCGTGTCGAGTAGTTCGCGGGTCAGGCGGGTGGCCCTGAAGTTGTCCTCGATGGCGTCGGTCAGCGGCTTCAGGTGGATCAACTCGGGTGCGGTCAGGAGCAGGTTCGAGCCGATGCGCTTGAAGACGAACGACTGCGCCCGTGCCTTGATGCTCTCCGTCTTGCCGACCGAGCGCGCGCACGCGAATATCTCGTACGAGCCGTTGGCCCTGAACAGTGGGTACTGATAGTCGCGGACCTTGTAGCAGCCACCGTATTCGTGGTTCTCGGGGTCCTCCCAGAGCAGTTCGGCCACGTAGATCGGGTCCCCGAGGAGGGCCATCAGCGTGAAGTCCTCCTCGGTCCAGTGGATGCCCTCGTACTCGACGGGCAGGGACCGCGCTCCCTCGATGTAACCGAGGGCCACTAGCGCGGTCCAAGCTCTTTCAGGCGCGGGCACTCCGAGCGGTGCCACCCCCACCTGTACGTGCCGTCTCGACCGTCAGCGGTGAACCCGCCGCAGTCGCACCACCCACCTGACTCGGGGCGTGGTAGCTCCACGTCCTCCTCGTCATCGCACTCGCACTCGCAGTGGCAGTCGCACCCCCACGGCAGCAGCAGGATCAGGACGATGCAGAGGACAGCGACCATGCCGAAGTACGCCCCCAGGAAGATGCCGTAGCCGTGGATCAGTTCGCTCAGTTCGGTCATGCCGCCTCCTCCAGTAGTAGACCCGCAACGGTGCCGTGGTCCTTGATCGCTTGCTTTGCCTGCACCGCGAGTTGGTCCGCGCGCGCGTTGAGCGCGTGCAGTGTCTCGTCACCCGAGCACATGCAGCCGTCGTGCGTGCAGGGCAGCTTGACGTGGCCCTTCAGCTTCACCCACGTCACGGTGTGGGGCTCGATGGCCGCGAGCGCGGCGAGCCAGAGGTCCTTGTTCGCGACCGGCTCCTCGTCCTTGTTCAGCCAGCCGTTCTTGGCCCACTTGCGGTGCCAGCCCTGGATGAAGCAGTTCATCACGTACGCGGAGTCGGTGTAGATCGTGACCTCGGCCGCGCGCTTCAGGTGGACCAGGCCCTCGATCACGGCCGTCAACTCCATGCGCTGGTTCGTCGTGTCGGGCTCGCCGCCCTGCACGATCAACTCGCGCTCGGACTGGTCGTGGATGAGGAGCGCCGCGAAACCGCCAGCGCCCCCCTTGGCCCCCGACGAGGACCCGTCCGTGAACAGGCGGACCATCAGTCGAGCAGAACCCGAGACGCGTAGCCGGGCGGCGTCACCTGGCGCGTCGTGGTGTCGATCCGGAAGACGCTCTCGGCCTTGGCCCACGGCGCGACGTTGCGCAGGACCAGGGCACTCGCGGCCTCGATGGCGATGGCCTGCGGCGGCGCGTCGATGCCGCACACCGTGAACTCGACCTCCCACTGGCCGGTGATCGGAAGCCAGCGCACGCGCGGCTGCATGCCGCTCGTCGGCGCGTAGGCGCGCAGCTTCAACTGCGCGTGGCGCGCGCCAACCTCTGGGAAGACCATCGCCCCCTCCACGTCGGCCTGGCTCCAGACGTACCTCACCGTCGTTGCGTACTCACGCATACTGATCCTCCGATTCCCGTTAGAGTTTCCCTCGCCACAGGTGGCCCTTCTGCTGGGCGAAGTCCTTGTCCACCTGCTCCAGCTTCTCCAGTTCCTTGCGCACGAAATTGAGCACGTTGTCCTTCGTGATCGCGTGGTGCTGCCGGTCTTCCGCGTCGAGGTTGTCGAGCATCCGGACGAGCTTCCGTAGCTCCATGCAGAACGCCTCGTACGCCTTCACGCGCTCGTTGATGTGGATGCCCATGGTGAGCGCCGCGCGCTTCACTCGGACGAGGTAGCTCTGGACCGACTCGGTGTTGCCCGCGTCACGGGTCTTCTTGTCGATGCCAAGCTGCTTCTCGATGGCCTGTATCTGCTCGGTCGCGTTGATGAGGGCCTTGTGCGCGCCCTGCTCCTCGGCGGGCTTGAGCTTCACGAACTTGTAGGTCCCGAGCGGCTTGCCCGCACCGTCGAACTCGGGCACCATGCCGCTGATCTTCTGCTGCGACCGGACGGCGATCAACTGCTGCGTCAGGAGCGACGAGAACAGCATCTTGTCGTTCAGCTTCTCGAAGGCGTACTCGCTCTCAAGCTGCTGGAAGGAGGTCGTCATCAGATCGACCTCCTCCATGGACTGAAGGTGGAGGACGCCGCCGCTCGGTAGCTCGAACTCGAACGTCTGGACCGGCGGTGCGTTGGCGGGCGGGGAGGCCACTAGTAGTCGTCCCCGTCCAGCATGTCGAGGAGGCGCGCGCGGTGGCACCGCAGCCGCGACACGTCCTGCTCGGCCAGTGCGTATTCGTGGGGATCGGCTCGCCGCTCCATGCCGTCCAGTAGAACGAGCGTGGCGGACAGCTTGTCCTCGGTCCTCTTGAGCCTCCAGTTCAACCAGCGGCGGATCACAGCTTCACCCTCCATCCGTTGCACAGCACGGTTAGGCACTCCTCACGCTCGTCGCACGGGTGGTGGGAGTACGGTTGCCAACAGTCGAAGCAGATCAGGCGGCCGTCGCAGCGGTAGAACGGGATGAGGTCGCCGTTCGGGGCCTCGTACTCGCCGTCGTACGGAGGAGCCAGGCGGCGCTCGACGCGCGGGTCCTCACCGCTGTAGCGGCGCTTCAGGTAGTCGTACGCGAAGGGTCCCAGGACCTCGAACGCGTAGTCGATGTTCTCGGTGGTGAGCTTCGCCAGCGGCACCCGGTCAGCGCCGCCCTTGTACGTGTGCTGGTCGTGGCAGCCGAGCGCGCCCTTGCACAGACGGAGCGCGCCGCGTGGGTCCCACTTCCAGAGCCCCCGCCGCTCAAGCTCCTGCTTCTCGATCACGTGATGGGAGTCGAAACTTCCGCCACGGCGACAGACGGCGCAGACGACCTGCCTGGCGGCGGCCATCCTGAAGTTCAGCCGGTCGGTCGCCTCCCGCTCGCGCTCCTCCTCGGTCTTCGCCTCGACCTTGCGCCTGCCGCTGCGCATGCGCGTCCCCTGGAGGCCCTTCGTCCTGGGTGGGGGTCCAGACCGCTTCATGGCAGGAACGCCCCGTACAGCGTCTCCAGGAGCTTGTCAGCCAGTGAATCGCGGTCGGTGTCCCGGTACGGCCGCCCCCGGAAGACGTTGACGTTCTTCGTCGCGTCGAAGTAGGTCGCCCGCGCGGCCACCCAGCGCTCGCGGAACTCGCTCGGGCTCGCGCAGCCGATCCGCCGCAGGCTCTCGTCGCTGATCGCCCCCAGCGGCTCGCGCCACGCCTCCTCGACCACCCACAGCATCGTCTCGACCCGACCGCCGATCCGTCGCCAGAGGACCATGGGCGACGGCGGGTAGATGCGGTCAGGGAACCCCTGATGCGTGCGGAACTCGGTGACCTTGCCGTACTTCAGCGGCAGCCAGTCCGAGGGGTGCGGCCGGACGATCAGCGTCGTCAGCCGCACGCGGTGCTGGCGGACGGGGTGGTCCGGCTTCTCGCCCATCAGCGCAGGACAAGCTCGAACTGCGGCTTGGAGTCGGCGTAGTTCAGCACTTCCGAAAGCTGTAACTCCCGTCGCAGTATCTCGCCGTCGTGGGCGAGCGTGTGGTTGCCGACGTGATAGGAGGACTGGCGCGCGGCAGAGTCGGCAGCCTCACCGACCGTCATGCCCTGCGAGCCGTGGACTTCTAGCTGCCGCTTATGGCGCGGTGTCCGGACCTTCAGTTTCACCCTGCGGCTCCTGTTCTTCCTCCATGCGCGCCACCACCAGGCGGGTAGTGATGCGCTCCTGTTCACGTCCCACGATGCAGAGCGACCCTCGGGGGTCATCCGGCACGTCGCCCGCGTACAGCGGGCAGGCCCAGCACGACGTGTCGGGGCGGTCCTTGATGGCGCAGGTGATCCCGCAGCTATCCAGGTACCCCTCCTTCTTGCCCGTCTTCAGTAGCTCGTCGGTGAGCCGTGCGACGGTCGTCGTGAGGTCTATCGGCAGGCCCGTCGCCTCGACCTCCTCGGCCCAGAGGTCAGGGACCCCCGCGCCGAGTTGGTCAAGATCGACGTGCCACCGTGCTTTGACGGCGGACACGTGGTGCTGCTACGCGCCGCGCCGCTTGATGAGGCCGACCGGGCTCTTGCCCTGCCTGAAGCAGGAGTAGCCCCCGGCCCTGATGCGCTTGGTCCGACGCTTGTAGACCGACTTCTCGCCCTTCACCAGCGGCACGTGAGCCAGCCTCCGGAGCCGGTAGCCGACGAGCAGGTTGCAGAGCGCCTGCGCCTTGGCCTTGGGCAGTACGACCGGAGCCGAGCCCTGCTGCGCGGCCTGGATGATCCGGGGCACGCTGAAGTGCCCAATGTCGAAGTGACCGCCACCGCAGGAGCCGAGCGAGTGGTGGTCCACGATGCCGGACGTGGTGACCTGGCAGCCGCTCGTATGGCCCTGCCGGATCGGTATGTGCCAGCGGACGGCGCAGTCGTGAACCTCGCGAGCCAGCGCCCTCTCGCCAGCGCCGCCGAACGAACCGACGTAGGTCGCCTCGGAGCCGGTGTTGATGACCTCAAACGAGCATGCCGTGTACGAGTTGAAGCCCGCCTGCGCCCACGCCTTCTGGGTCTCGGGCACCATGTAGATGCAGTGGCCCTCGTTGTCGTTGACGTAGTTCGAGGACGCCTGCGTCGAGCCCTGGCTGAAGAACGCGAAGATCGAGTTCACGTCGCCCCAGCCGACGACGTTGCGCGAGACCGTGTAGTGCAGGACGATCAGGAGCGGCCTAGTGCCGTTCCGGTTCGAGAAGTTGTGCGGTATCTGGCGGGTCAGGCATCCGGCCTGCTGCGGTGACGCGAGCGGCGGCGGCCCGGAGACCCGTGGCGTGAGCGGACTCGCCTTCTCGGCGTTCGCCTTGCGGTCCTGCGGGGTGACCATCTTCTCGCTGCGCAGGTTGTCGTCGGCGTGGTGTCCGGCCTCGGTGTCCTGGACGATGCTCAGGTCCTTCACCGGCACGACGACGGCGGGGCCGTTCTTCGAGGGCACCGTCACCGTGGCAGTGCCATCACCGCCTCCGAGCGCCGCGACGAGCGCAACGAGAACGGCTACGACTGCGGAAAGGATTGAGAGCAACCGGGCTCTCGGTGATGCAGGCATTCGTCCACCCCCAAGGTGTATGTGGTGCTGCGTTGCAGGCGGCTAGGCCGCCACTTCCACTCCGCTCAGCGCGAGGGCCACGTCAGCCAGCCGGGCCGGGTCCTCGGTGAGCGCCCAGAGCGTACACGTCACTTTTCCATCGCGCCAGCGCTCCACCCGGAACCTGTGACCGGAATCCGGAGTTAGCGAGATTGTCCCCTCCTCACCCAGGCAGTAGTGGTGCGTCGAGCCGACCAGGTAGCAGACCTCGCGGTCCAGGACCCGGCCTACCAGCTTCAGCGCGGCCCACGTCTCGGCCTTGGTGGGGAAGGTTGAAGGTGCCATGCCTCTCTGCTTGCGCAGGGTAGACATGGCACCGGACGCCTTGTCCTACTACCCCGTCAACTGCCCGGCGCGAGGCAGTGGTGGCAGCGACGGGCTCGGTAACGGCACGGTCAGCGAAGGGATCGGCCCGAGCGGCGGCGTGGTCAGGCCGGGCGACGGTGCGGCTCGGGCGGGCGGCGAAGACGGGGGCGATGAGGAACCACCCCCGGACGGCGGCCTTGAAGGCGGCTGTGGTTGGTGAGAAGGCGATGGCGCGACCCCCTGACTGCCGTTACGACTTCCGGATCGGCCCCCTGGGAGTGGCCCCCCGTTCTGGCCCCGCGTTCGAGCGGCCTTCCGCCGGGCGCGGGCGCGAACGTTCCCCGCAGCCTCCCGAGCGCCCTGGCGAGCGTGTCGCTTCGCCGTCGCTATCTCGCGCTTGGTGGCCGGGTTGCAGATCAGGATGATGGTGTGCGGCGCATCCGGGTACTTGAGCGCCTGACAGCGGCGCGGGACCTTGATGACCGTCTCCACGGTGCCGATGCGCTTGTTCGTGTCGCTCTGCTGGACGAAGTAGACCGCGAACGCGATGGCACCTATCAGCGCGCCGACGAGCATCAGCGGGTGGTTGCGCAGGTCGCACCACGTGAGGTAGGTCCACTTCTTCGCGCGACGGACTAGTGGATCAGCCATGCGATCCCTCCGAGGCAAGCGCCCAGGGTGGTGCTGCCCAGGCGCGTGTGGACGTATGCGGCGAGCCTAAGCGTCACGGTGCTGCTTCCGCTTGCGGCGCACCCGACGCGGGTCATCCTCCCCGGCAGCGAGACGACGGTCTTCCTCGTCGTCAGCGGCGGTGACGGGCATGGTAGTGGACTGTCCAATGCCAAGCCAAGCCTGGATGAAGCGGTCAGCGACGTAGCCGACAGCGCCTCCGAGGGCGATGAAGACGAGCGCTCCGATGACGTTGTTATCGACATGACCGTTGTTCGAGACCGACTGGAACACCGCGAGCCCCATGATGAACAGCGGAACGAGGACCTTGAGGAAGGTCGGAAAGCTCTCGCCCTTCTCGCGTGGCGGGGGGCGGCGTCGGCGTCGGGTAGGTGGCATGCACGTTCGTAGCTGGTGGCGGTTGGCCGCCTCTCCCTAATCTACGAATCTGCGGCGGGTTCGCTCGACGCCCGTCAGGACTTCTCGGCGGCGTCGGCGGCGACCGAGGGCGGGGAGAACGCGACCCTCACGTGCTCCCCGGTGTAGAGGTAGGCACGGTCGCACACGCACGTCACGGTCTGGTTCAGCGTCACGGTCGGCGGCTCCTCGACACCGCACGGGCACGCGACGGCGGCAGCGGAGGAGCCCGCCTTGGTCCAGAACTCGGGCGGTACGATCCGCCGGAACTCGCCCGCGAGGCCGGGGAAGCGCTGGAGGGCCAGGTCGATGCCGATGCGGCGCGGCTGGCTGCGACTCCCCACGCGGTCGGCCTCGGCCTGGCGGTCCAGGGCCTCGCGCCTCTCGCGGCGCGTCTGGACCGCCAGCAGCGCCTCCAGTTGCTCGCCAATGCGCTCCTGCGCCGCCGCCGCCCTCTCTGCGGCGCTCACGGCCGGAACCTGTCGAACAGGTCGCCGTCCTCGCCCAAGTCCTCCAGGGTGGTCTGGCCCGGCAGGATGACCGGCGTGCTGCCGTCGCTCGTCGGCGCGGGCTTGGGCTTCTCGGCGTCCTCGGGCAGCATGCCGGTGACGCAGGTGTAGTGGAGTTCGAGGCCCTGGGCCGGATACGTCTTCCCGGCGAGGCACGCGAGCTTGGCCTGCGGGTCGGTGCCGGGGCCGAGCGCGATCATGGTGGTGTACTGGCCCTCCTCGAACATCTGGCCGCAAGCGAGGCAGATCGCGCCGATGGTCGGGTGGTCGGCCTTCTTGGGTCCGAGCACCAGGTAGTGCCTCGGCGCGCCGATGACTGTGATGCCCTCGGATCGAGGAATCACGTGGACCATCCCATCCCCCATTGAACCCGTTCACCCCTCCGTAAGCCAGCCGACGCGGCGAGGCTATCATGGCCTGTGGAGCCCCGGCAGGCCCTCGCTCCGGGGAGGGAGGCGGTGGGGCCACCGGGGCTCCAGCACTTTCGAGCCTACCCCGATCCGGGGATTGCGGTCCACTCGCGCCCGTGATATTGACTCCGCACTTTGCGCGGAAAGTAACGAGGCGGCCCGCCCGTCCTTGGGACAGCAGCCGCCTCAACACGAAGGGGTCTCACGCCAGTCGTGTGCCGCGAGGGTACCAGCGACCCCCGGACGGATCAACAGCCCCGCGTCTTCGCCAGCCGGTAGCGCCGACTGCGCCGCGCGCGGTTGCGCCGCGTGCGGATGCGGCGCGGTAGCTCGCCACGGGTGATGCAGGTCACGGCCACGCGCTTCGAGCAGAGGACCAGGCACACGTCGCCCAGCAGCCAGTAGCCCGACACGTTGCGGCCCCTGAACGGCAGCCACTCGGGCGGCTCCTCAGAGAACTCCCCGAACGGGAGCAGGCAGATCAGTTCCACCTTGGCCTGCTTGAAGCTCATCGGCCGCTGTAGCCGTTCCTGGTACCTCTCGACCGCGTGATCCGTCAGTCGAGGCACGCCCATGGTTGCACCCCCATTCGTCGGGGGCGGACTTTGACGCCGCTCTCGGACGGCTTACGAAAGTCTAACTGTCGTCAGAACTTGGAACGAGGCCCCTGCCCTTGCACATCGGGCACCAGGTATCGACGCCGAACTCCCGACACTGCGGGCACTCGACGTAGGCGGTCGGTGGTGTGGCCCGCTGGCGTCCGCCGCTCAGCAGTCCCGCGTTCGTGAGCGCCTGGTCCCACGTCAGCGTGCCGGGGGCGACGACGGCCTGCCGTTGCAGGTGCTCGGGCATCGAGGGGTCGAGGACGAGGATCAGCCGGATCAGCTTGCCGTGCTGGTACGCCTGCACGAAGTCCACCGTCATGCCCTGGCGGCGCGCGTCGGCGGCCTTGGCTTCGAGCACCTGCCGGATGCGCCCCTTGTAGCGGACGGCCTTGTCGGGGTCCACGGCCTGCTCGCGCAGCCGCTCGCGGAACCCCTCGTCAGCGAGAAGGCCAGAGGGCGAGGCGTCGGGCAGCATCTTCCCAGGTCTCCGAGTGCGCGAGGACGGTGGTCTGCTCTTGCAGGTGCTCGGGAAGGCGCTCGTCCTTGACCACGACGTAGCGCTCCCAGGTCCCGTCCTGCGGGCGGCCCCCGAGGCGCGTGGCGGGCTTGCGGGCACCCACCTGGACCGAGAGCCCCAGCTTGAGCGCGGCGGTGCGCATGCGCTCCATCACGCGGTCGGGGCAGGCGGCCGGATGGCGGCGCGCCTCCTCGGGGTCCATCACGAAGCCGCCAACCTCCCGCCTGAACGGTCGCCGCACGTTGGCGGCGTCGAGCGAGGGCACTATCCCTCGACGCGAATCAGGACTTCCTGGTCACCCGAGAGCGACTGCGGCCGATCCGCCGACTCGACCTTGATGGTGACGTTGACGCACGGTTCTTCGTGGCCGTGGTCCTCCGTCTCGACCTGCACGTCCTCGACCTTGCCGAGGTTGAGCATCACCATGCCCTCCTGAAGGTGCCGGGCGCGGATGATCCGCGTGCCCTCCTCGAAGTTCATGGAGTGGGCCGCACTGACGAGCGGGGCGAGCTTCGCGCGCGCCTCGTCAAGGCGGGTCAGCGCCGTGCCGAACTTCCCGGCGTCCAGTGCCTCCTGGGCCTCCAGCAGACGGCCCTCGGTCAGCAGGATCAGGGTCTCGGCACCGCCCGCGATCCGACCGAGCACTGCCTGTTGAGCCTCATTCATGCGCACTGCCTCCTCTAGCTAGTGAACCTCTCCAGTGTACCCCGCTGCGGGGAGCCGGGCAGCTTTCGCCTTGACCCGAACTCCCCGCGCGCGGCACGCGAGCAAACGCCCCCCTAGAACAGCACAGGCCCCGGACGGAGCCGGGGCCTGGCCGCTCGCCTCACCCGCGCCCCCCGGCGCGGCTGAAGATGGTCCTACCAGGCGACGGCGGGCTGCGGCGGTGGCTTGGGGTCCTCGGACGGACCGATCTTGCTCACCGGCACGGCGTAGTACGGACCGCCGCCGAGTTCGGCGTCACCGGCACCGATGGCCGCCTTGATGGCCTCGCGCCGGGTCTTGCCGGGGTAGCCCTTGGGCTCGCCCTTGCGGTCGCCGGTCTCCTCGACGCCCACGGGGAGCCACGCCTTCGCGCCTTCGTGATCGACCACCTTGAACACGGCGTACTGCGCCGCTGGTGACGACGACGCCGCTGGTGTACCTCCACCTGCACCTGATGCTTCCACAGCCAGCCTCCAGTGATTGCTTGTGGGCGGCAGGCTACACGACGAGGCCGCCACATGCCCACCAGGTTTTTCCCGGTCAGTCCGGGTGTTTCACCAGGTGCGGGTTCGCCACCTGCCACTCGTACATGGCCTGCACGATCTGCCGGACCTCGGCCGCGCCCTTGTGGTCGCCCACCTTGTCGAGCAGGCCCGCGTAGTGATCGACGGCCATCGGGGCGCGCTCGTCCTGGGCGCGGAGGAAGAACCACGGCTCGTCGTCTCCGAGCTTGGTCATCGGCGGGCCGTCCGGGTACTTCCCGTAGCCGCCGGTATCGGTCAGCGCGCGCTCCTCATGCTCGCGTGCCGCCTGGATGGTGGACCCACCCTTGCTCGGGTCGTCCAGCACTGCCGCCGATGATCCCTGTTCCATGCCAGCCTCCGGTTGATGGTTCGCGGCGGCGGACGATACGTCGAAGTCCGGACGGCAATCAGAACGACCGCGACCCCCGGTCCAAGCAGGGAACCGGGGGTCGCATTGGTCGGCAGAGGAGGCTGCTGCCTCCGGATGCTACTCCCCGCCGGACGACCCCGCAGGCGCGGGGCTCTCGCCGGGCGTGCCACCGGGCGCGGGCGGCTCGACCGGCGGCTGCTCGACCGGCGGTGGCGCGGGCGGCTCGACGGGAGGCGCGGGCGGCTCGACCGGCGGCACGTCCTGGGGCGGCGTGGCCGGTGAGGCGGCCGTGTCAGCCGGGGCGTCCACGGCCGGGTCCGAGGGGTCAGGTGCGTCGGCCGGTGTCTCGACCTCCGCGTCCTCGTCCGGCGCGGGCGGCTCGTCGGCGGGCGGGTCGCCTGCGGACGGCACAGCCGCGCCGATGGGGCCACCCTCCTCGGGTGAGCGCGGCTCGAACTGCTTCGCCGGGCTGGTGGCTGAGCCCGCCTCGCCGCCGACGAGCAGGGCCGTCTTCTCGATGAGTTGGTCCACCCTGTCGAGCAGGGCGTCCTTGGCGTCGTGCGCGAGTTCCGCGAGGTCGTCGCGGAGCGCGGTCAGGTCTTGCTGGATTTCGGAGACTTCTTCGACGGATGCCACGATGGCAGTCCTCCCCTTGAGTGTGTGTAGAACGACGAGGGGCCGGGGTTCTCCCGGCCCCCCCTTCCCATCTTGCCGTTTGTGCGGCGCGGGAAACCTACTGCACGTCGGCCCCCTATGCGGGCTGGCGTGCTCCCGACCCGCTGGCGATGGCCCCGGCCACGGAGGAGTGCCCCGTGATCGCGTGCTGGTTGCGGAACGGCTCCTGCGAGCCGAACTCGAACGACTCG